GCAATCTCTGCTTTTTTGTCTGCATGAAGTTCTTGTCCACAAGTATAACAAGTAGCATCTTCTAGTTCTGCAATATCTTTTTCTGCTTTGGTTACACTTTTGTCAGCACGTATTAGTGCAGGTTCTAGTGTGCTTAATTCTTTTCTAAGAGCCAAAATAGAATTATTATGTTCTGTCCAGTTTGCTAATTTTTCGTGTGCATCTAATTCAGCATCAATGTCTAGTTTTTCTAATTCTTCGATAGCAGTTACTAGTTTTTCTTCGTCAGAACTGCGTTTTGCAACCCATGCACGTTGATTTTTACCTAAACTGTCAATTGTAGTTTGTATTTTTTGATTAGCACTTTCGATTGCGTTTAATTTAAATGTTTCTTCTGTAATAGCCTCTTTAGTACGCTTAATTTCGTCTTTTAACGAATCGGCTTTTTCACTTAGTAATGTAATACCTAATAACTGTTCGATAATAGCACGTTGATCATTAGCTCGCATACTTAAAAATGGTTCAGAATATGTATTAAGTGCTAAAATATGTTTAAACATATCATGACTCATGCCCAATAGTTCTTGTATACTTTCTTGTGTTTTGCGACTATCGCCTTGTGACTCGTCTTCTTCAACTTGTTCGGTATTATCTACATAAAACTTAAGAATATTAGGAGAACGTCCACGTTCAATTCTATAATTTATATTATTCTTTTCAAAACTAAGTGTAACTAGCATACCTTTTGAATTAGTTTTATTAATAAGGTTGTTTCTCTTAATGTTGGTCAGAGCCTGGCCATATAAAGCGTATGACAATGCATTAATGATTGTTGTTTTACCTGTACCGTTACGGGAACCCGAATCGTCACCTCCTTGATCTAAGTTTTCGCCGAGCACGAGTGTAAGGCTTTGTTGATCAAAGTCAACACCTTGACTTACATTACCTACACTCATAAAGTTTTTTACTGTTAAATCCTTAATCTTTATCATTGTAACCCGTTGTAAATATCTAATAGCGTTTTCTTGCTATAGTTTTCAGTATCTAGTTGTGAAATTTCGTTTGACACAATTTGATCAACACTTGCAAATTGGCTGATGTCTAAATCTGTATTAATTTCTTCAGTTTGACGTTGGCTAATAAGTGTAATCTCTCTACAGTTATATTGTTTAATATACGTTTCTTTTAAGAACCCTGCTTCTTCAAAACTAATAGGAATATCTAGTGTAACACGTAGATGCATTTTAGGTTTAATAAGACTGCTCTTAGGATCGAGTAGTTTACTAAGTGTTGTATTTCTATATTTTGGACAATCTTCCCAATCGATGTACAAAGGCTCGGCGTTGTTTTCTTTGTCAAGAATCATCATGCCACGTGCATCGTCACTAGCATCTGCATAATTGTGTGGAAATGCGTTTCCTATATAGTGTATATGTCCTTGTTTCTGTCTTTTATGAAAGTGTCCTGAAAACACATATTCTTGGTTTACAAAGTGTTCCGACTTTAGTTCACCGTGATCGGGCATTTGCACCATAGCATTCATATAGAAACTGGGTAGTTCAAAATGTCCGAACAAATATTTGCTTTTAATCTTAGACATTTTCTTCCACTCGTCACCGACTAACCAAGGAACTAACGCAACATCGTCTTGCTCCCATATTTCGTCAATAACAGTAACACCCGGTATGTGTTTTGCAAATTCAGTAGACTTTACATCACGTTTATCTTTGTAATACAAGTCGTGATTACCAGCAAACATGTAAAAGTTGTCAAACGCTGCACCGATTTTTTCTAAACTGCGGATGCCTGCATCCATAGTAGTTAAGTTTAGGCTGTTTCGATTGTGATTCCAATCACCACAAAAAAGAGCAGTTTCACAACCATGCTCTTTTGCAGTTTTTATATACCAATCGATGTAATCTTCACAGTCTTGATTATGCATTTTACTGTTACTTTTTAGGCCAAAATGTATGTCAGTAAATACTGCCGCTTTTTTAAACAACTATAGACTCCGCTTTTCTTTTAATTATAACAGGAAAGTATTGAGATGTCAATCAACTTTTCTTATTAGTAAAAATAGTGGCACTTGCTTCTTCATTACGTTTTATTGCTGCCTCCCATTCACCTGCGTGTTGTCTTGTATGACTTGGGTTTAAGTTATTCATTTCTAAGATGTCGTCTCGGATGTTTTGATTACGTTTTTCTAAGTTAATTACACGCACAAATGAGTTAGTAACGGCTGCTGTATAATATGCAAACGGATTGTTTGACTTAGATTCGTCAAACTGTAATCCAATTTGTGAAAGTTGTAAGATTGCTTGACCTTTCATTTCGTCATTGTAAGTATAGCCACGAACATTACCTCTTGTAGCATATCTATCTACAAGTTTTAGCCACATCATAGCAAGTTTGTTTGTTGCTTTGCCGTGTGTTTTTGAAAAAGTACCGTTTTCCATACCGCCTATCCAATGACTTTTACCAATGCAAAATAAATTACCTTCATCGTCAAATTTATAATGTTGAAACGGAGGAAAGTTAAGTTTAGTTTTTGTGTCAGCTGTAGTCTTTGGATTCTTTTTGCGACCAGGCTCGTCTGGAATGTGGTCAAATGTCATTACTCGAAAAACTAATTCTTCTTTTGTAATAGATTTATAATCAACTTCACAATCTGCTTGTTTTACTTTCTCACCTGCCATTTTCCGAGTTTCGTAATCTTTAGTAGATAAGCGTTTTGCTTTATTGCGCTTTGCTTCTGCTATTGTACGAATGTTAATACGGTCGATATCAGTCAGTATTATATCAAACTCAGAATATATCGGTTCAATGTAACTATTAAATGTATTTTTAGATTTGTGTATTTCTAACAATAGATCTCTATTGTTAAGATAATTCTTTTTGCGCATAATTTCTCCTAGAAACTTTATTACTATTATAAACTATGTAGTTAAATTTGTCAACTAAATACTATAGGAGAATAACTAATGGATAAATTTTATGAGTATAATCTTTTACCGTCATGGATGAAAGCGCTGAATGGATTTGAATCAAATGCACAAAAACAGACAATTGCACAAGCATCCACAAATAATGGAGAAGTTATAAATGACTGGAGGGTTAGACTTGCAGTACCTAGCCAATTTAAAGATAGTGAAATATTAAAACCATTAGGCAGTCATATGATTTTTCCTTTTACTCCTACAATTATTTTAGGACATAGTGCAAATTATACACAAATAGCACCAACACATTCTAACTATCCATTCCAGTCCTATAGAAATAGTGAAATTCAACAAATTACTATTACCGGTGAATTTATAAGCGAAAATGCAGAAGATGCAAAATATTGGTTAGCAGCAGTACATTTTTTAAGAACAATGACAAAAATGTTTTACGGCGATACAGGTGCCCCGCCTCCGATATCTAGATTAAGTGGTTATGGCAGACATGTATTTGACAGAGTACCAGTTGTAATAACAAACTTTACTACTGATTTGTTAGGTGATAATGATTATATAAAATGCGAAGTAGATGGCAAGGATAATTATGTTCCTGTATCATCGACTATTACAGTTACAGCATCACCAACATACGCAAGAGCGTTAGTATCGCAATTTACACTTAAAGATTTTGCTGAAGGTAAACTTAGTGATAAAGGATTTATCTAATGAAGTTATACGAAAATACACCAATTAATAATCAAGGATATTTAGACTTATTTGTTCCTAGACCAGTTCCAAGAGCGTCTGACGATATATTGTTTGAAATTCCAGCAGCGTATACATATAGACCTGACTTACTTGCAATGGCATTATATGGATCAAAAGATTTATGGTGGGTATTTGCTCAGAGAAATACTGATATATTAAAAGATCCTATTTTTGATTTTATTGCAGGTACAAAAATTTATCTACCGCAAGAGCAATATTTAACAAAGAGCATAGGATAATATATGGCACCGAAGTCTTATTATCAACCAGTAACACAAACGCCGAGAAGTTCGTCAGCAAACGTTGATAGTAATGTTGCACCAAAAAATATAACTTCGTCACCGTTAAGTAACCCTAGTTTACTCCCTGGTGAATTAACAGATTTGATTACTACTTTTGCAGATGCAACAACTGTAGCATTAGATCCTCAACGAAATAAAGTTGCTGCAAATATTTCTAATTCACTTAGTACAATTAATCCTGCATTGCGTGGTACAATTGCAAGTCTTAATTCTTTAAGTCAAGCAACCGGTGGTGGGCTTGGAAGTATAGCAGGAAAAATACCTGCTCTTGATAGTATACTATCTACGTCGTTATCTGGACTTAGTGTTTTAGAAACGGCTGGTAAAATAAGTTCGATAACTGGACTATCTGGAAATTTTGCAGGAAACATTGGAGCAATAAAAAATCCACTTTCTGATACTGCTAGAATACTAGGAGTAAACTTAAACAATGATCTTTCAAAACAAGTTAATAGTGTAACAGGTAATCTTCTAGGAGGTTCGAGTTCTATCGTAGGCAATTTAAATCGTATTAATTCTAGCCTCGGAAATCTAAAACCAGGCAGCAGCATATCTAATCTTTCTAATGTTAATAATGCACTAATATCGGCTAATAATATTGCTGGTGTTTTTGGCTCAAAAAATGCAAAACTAACAAATCTTACAAATACAATCGGTCAAATTTCAAATTTTGCAGGACAATTATCTAATCTAACAGGAAATTTACAACAGCCATTATCAGACCTTTTACAAATTGATAGAAGTAATAAATTTTTTACAGGACTTACTGATATTATAGAAGGTGCAGATTCGTTTATAGAGTTATTTAATGACCCTATGTCTATAACTGACGATCTTGCAAATCTCGGAATACCTATGCAAGGTAATAAACTTAAAAATCCGTTAAGAGTACATAGTATATATAATTATAGAATTACTTTAGGAGTTTTATCTCCTGAAGAATATAACAATGCATCAAAATATAAAACTGACGGATTTGAAAGTGTAATAATTAGATCAGGCGGCGGCACAGATAGACGAGTACTTACTACTGCTGAGGTTGAACAATTAAAAGGCCACGCAGAGTATTTTATAGATGATTTGGAAATTGACAGTGTAATAGCCCCAAATTCAAAAACCGGAGTATCTTTAGGAACTACTATAAATTTTACAGTAACTGAACCTTATAGTATGGGTAAATTTTTAGAAGCATTAAAAATTACTGCTGAAGAAAAGCAATATTCAAGTTTTAACAAAATACCTTTTTGTTTAAAAATATCATTTGAAGGATACGGACCGACAGGCGAAAAAATAAAAGCTCCTGGCGTAATTGACAAATATATCCCTATTATGATAATAAACACAGATTTTGACGTTACAGAATCAGGAAGCGTTTACGGTGTTAAAGCAGTAGCATACTCTGAAATAGCTTTTGAAGATTCTATTAATACTATAAAAACTGATGTAAATGCTTCAGGAAGAACTGCTGCAGAAGTATTAGAAACATCAAATAAAAGTATAACAAGAAATATTAATGAACATATAGAAAAACTAGAAGAATCTAAAAAAGTAAAAGGATATGATAGATATTTAATTTTATTTCCTAAAGAGAAAGATAGTGTAATACAGGCGTATAATAATTATAACAGTTTTAAAACAAACCCTAATGCACTAATGATAGATGCAGAAACCCAATATCAAACAGAAAGAGGCGGACAAGATAACAATCCTAATGCACCAGAAAAAGTTGCAACAGTAAAATCGGATGTTAAATTTTTTAATGCTCCTCCGATATATAGTTCTTTAAGAGCATGGGGACTGAACGAAGACAATGTAAACGAACTAGGTAGATCAAAAATTTTAGGAGACCCTACTAAATCTAATGATTCGTCTAATGCTTCACCGGCAGCAGTGTCTGTTGGACCAAACGATCCTAACGCCGCAAAAGAAAAGTCTATTATGTTTCAGAATTCTGCAGAATTAGAAACTGCCGTAACTTCTAACCTTTTTACGTATCCTCAGCAATCAAAAATTACACAAATAATTGAAGATGTAATGTTAGATACAGACTATTGTCAAAAAGCCCCACAAAAAACAAATGACGGTAAAAAGAAATGGTTTATAATTGAGCCTATGGTTTTTATTGAATATGACACAGATATCGAAAAATCTATTGGTAGGCATAGAATGACGTATGTTTATTGTGTACATCCGTATTTACCAGACGAAGCAAAGACATTAGCACCTGGTGAATCTCCAATGAATACAAAAAAGTTAAAGGATTCTGCTGTAAAAGAATATGATTACATATATACAGGAAAAAATGAAGATATTATAGATTTTAATATTAATTTTAATAATGCATTTGTTAGTAATGTTCTTAGTGACGTAGGATCTGGTTATGACAACACAAATAAATTAGCAATAGCACCTGGTATAGTTAGCAATCCTCGGATAGCGGAAAATGATTCAGGAACCGAAAATAACGATGATTATGACTCAAGAGCTATATCTCTAATAGCAAGGAATGATCATCAATTTTTAAATGGCAGTTATTCAAAAACTACTGCTAGACGTATTGCTGAAACTTTTCATAATAGAATTATTAACAGTGAAATAGAAATGATATCTGCTACAATGGAAATTTGGGGAGATCCGTTCTATCTACCTACAGATCAAGGAAATTATAAGTCAGGATTTTTATCACCAAATGTGTCTAAGGATGGCACTGTTGAATATTTAAATAACGAAGTACTATGTATTATCAATTTTAAAACACCGATTGATTATCCTAAAGAAATGGGAAATTTTGTAATGAATATGCCTGAGCTTGTAAGACCGTTTAGTGGACTATTTCAAATACTTGGGGTGTCAAATAGTTTTAGTGGCGGCGAGTTTAAACAAAATTTAAAATTAATTAGACGAGCTAATCAAACTACTGAAGGCGAAGGATCATCGGGACACTATTATGGTAACCTTTATCGAGAAAATCGAACTGATGGTAATGACGTAAGTGGTAGAACTATATTGAGAAGGTCAGACGAGCCATGAGTAAAAAAACTGCAATAATATCTATTGGCAATAATGATCAAAATTTACCTGCTGCAACCACAGGCGAAAATCTTACTAAAATTATTAAAGATTTAAAGTTAAAAGGATACGAAACTATAGTTGTAGTTCCGCCCAATGATGATCCTGAAAATGGGTTACCTTCTTATAAGAGTGCAATTGAAAGTGCAGCTAGTGCAGAAGGAGCAACAATTATACCTCTTGTTTCTGCTACTGATTTTATGGAAGCAGGAGCCTCTCTTAAACTTACAACAGAAAAGGCACTAGAGATAAAGAACCAATATCCCGAAGCAACTATTATAGGTGACTTTAACGCAAAAAAGATAAACTTAAACAATGGCACAAGTGTGATTTCTAGTCAATCTACTAGTGGGGAAACATATAATAATAGAGACAAAATTTCAGACATATCTGAAAGTGCAGACGAAGACGGCAAAGAGTACATTACTATTACTGAGCAAGATAAAAAGTTACTTGATTTAATTGCAAAATACGAATCAGGTCCTCTAGGTTATAATGCACATTGGATGGGAGAAACTGATAATCGACTATGCAGTATGACCTTAGATGATGTGAAAGAAAAACAAAATGAATTAGTCAGTAGAGAAGGTAAACCAGGTAAATCGTCAGCAGTTGGCAGATATCAATTTATCAAAGTAACACTAGATTACTGTATTAAGAATGCAGGACTAAACGATAAAAAAGATATTATTAGATTTACTCCTGAAGTGCAAGATGCTCTTATAATTATAAGACTAGAAGGATTTCGAAAACTAAAAAAATGGAAGGCTGGAAAATTATCAGATCAAGATTTTCAACTACAATTAGCTATGGAGTTTGCAAGTGTACCAGTGCCGTTTGATGTATCAAAAGGAGCAATAGGAGAGTATAAAGGAGTTCCTATCCCGAATACTAATCTTTCCAAAGGACAGGGTTTCTACGACGGTGACGGAATAAATGGTGTAGGACACAAAGGCTCTAATTTTACACAAGCTCTTAAAGATATTAGAACCGGCGGCACAGGAAAAATTACTAAATCAGTTATAAACACAGATGGAACAAGTGTTGCTGATCCTGAAAGTGGCGCTAGTCTAAAACGTACTACAGATTTTGCTACTGGTAATAATAATATTATGACAGCAGGGCGCAGCACAACTGCTCATCCAAATAAATCGCTCGAGTTACCATCTGCTAATAGTAATGTTTACGAATATAAGACTATGGAACCTCATTACACTCGCTACGATTTTAGATTAGGAAGAATGGTTAGAGATCTTAGAGTAAACAACGGAACAATTGATTCAAACCATATGTCAAAGAACGAATCGATAGGCAAAGCAGATAAAGTTGAAGACGATTTTACTAGTATATACAAAGGATACCCTAGCTTTGAAGAAAGAGGCCGAGGTGTAATAGACTCTACAACTCAACTTCCTGCAGTAACAACAACAGGGCAAGCATTGAGCTCGGCAAATAGTATAAATTCAGAATTAGAAAATATAGGAATTACAGATAATACTGTAAAATCTAATATTATAGCAATGGTAGAACAGCAAAGTGCATTGAACCCTAACGCAACTAAAAGTGTTGCAGGTTTCTCAAATGAACAAATAAGATACGAATACGGACCATTAGCAGAAAATATTACTGATTCAACTTTAGATGCTATAAAAGGAGATCCTGATTTATTCTTTGATGAAATTTATGCATACGCTGGCGGCTCTGCATTTAAACCTAGAGGATTTATTGGGTTAGCCGGAGAAGATAATTATAGAAAAATGTCAGACAAAATCGGCGTAGATTTAGTATCAACGCCTGACCTTGTATATGACCCTACGATAGGTGCTAAAATTACTGCTAGTTATTATAAAGAAGCATCTAGTGTATATGATCTTACAAGTATGAGAAACACTTATGTTGCAACAAAAGGAATTGACCTAAATGATCCTAGGGAAATAGAGAATATTAACAATTTAAAAAAACGATCTGATAAATTTAAAGACGAATTTTATTCACCCGATGGACAGAATACTATTGAGACAAACTTGTCTAATCCAGTTTCTTATTATAGCGAAACATTTAATAACAGGCCAGCCGGTACCGTAGGGTTGTCTGAAAAGCCTTTACCAACAACAAAAACTATTAGTAGATCTTCCACTTCAATTACAGAATGGAAACGTGATATAGTGTCTAAGAAACAGTCATCAGGTTATTTGCCTCCAGCAAACGACGACGAATTCCTCGAAGCTTTAGCATCTTACGAAACAGTAGAAAGTGACGGACAAATTATCGATGCAACAACAGGTGCAGTAATAGGCGAAGCACCTAAAGATACTGACATATCATATTCAAACACGGGAGAGGTTATAGTTACTAAACCAGGGTATGAATTTATGTATAACGGTTCTGGCGCTATGGAAAATTCTTTTGAAAAGATAAAAAGAAACACATACAGCAACAAAGTTGAAGCTAAAAAGCGTCTAGCAGAAAACATTCGATTCACTTCATCAGATTATGATGAATTAGTATCTAGTGTTTCTACTAACTCCGATGGCAGAGCACAAATAAATGCTCCAGGCCGTACAATAACTGGTTTTTATGTACCAGCAGACTTTCCTGATGTAGAAAATAATTTAAATGAAGGAGATTTGTTTACAGGTTATCTTACTGAATCAAATGTATATATAAATTATGAAATATTAAGAGCAGACGGCACAACAGAATTAATTACATTTTAAATAATGACAAATATAGGTAGTAAAAATGTTAAGTTATAAAAGAACTAGACTTTTAAAAAATGCAAATCTACGAGGCCCTGGCCCGTTTGAAGCCATAATTATAAACCATTTAGATCCTCATTATCAAGGGTCGTTAGAGGTTGAAATTTTACGACATAATGCAGCCAGTAATACACCGCAACGTAGTGGACAACTAGTAAAGGTAAAATACCTATCTCCTTTTTATGGAGTAACACCAGTAAATAATTTAAAGGCTAAAGACGGTTTTGAAAATTCTCAAAAAAGTTATGGTATGTGGGCAGTTCCACCAGATTATGGAACTAGAGTATTGGTTATATTTGCAGAAGGAAATTCTAGTAATGGTTATTGGATTGGATGTATACCTGATCAAAATATGAATTTTTTAATACCAGACGGACGTCCTAGCACAAAAAATACTACAGAAAGAACTCCAAAAGAATTAAGAGGTAAAAAACTACCTGTAGGCGAATATAATAAAGCGTTTGAAACAGGTGAAAAGACAAATCCGTCACAGTTTGCTAGACCATATAATAAAGATTTTACAAGTGTTTTACAGATTCAGGGATTACTTGAAGACGAAGCAAGAGGAACAACTACAACAAGCGCAGTAAGAGAAGTACCGAGTATGGTATTTGGACTTTCTACTCCAGGACCGATGGATAAGCGTCAGGGTAGTCCTAAATCTCATTATGGCGAAACCGACGGGGGCGTTGAAGTACCGTTTAATAGACTCGGTGGTAGTAGTTTTGTAATGGATGACGGAGACGATAAGTTAATAAGAGCAACACATGCTGAGGATGGACCGCCTATATATATTAATAGACAGCGACTAGAAGAAGGCGGCGACGAAACTATTCCTCATAATGAATTAATGCGTTTTAGAACTAGAACCGGACATCAGATTTTATTACATAATTCAGAAGATTTAATCTATATTGCTAATTCAAGAGGTACTGCTTGGATTGAATTATCGTCAGACGGTAAAATAGATATACATGCTCAAGACAGTATTTCGATAATGACAGATACTGACTTGAATTTTACTGCCGAACGTGATATCAATATGGAAGCAGGTAGAAATGTAAATGTTAAAGCGTCTGCACGTTGGAGTGATTATAAGGCAAGTGAAGCCGGTATTGAAAGTGGCCGAGTGCAAATTGAAAGTTTATTCGATACAAATATTCTTGCAGAACGAGATTACAATGTTGCTGTAAAAGGTAATAACAATACTTCTGCAGGCGGCGCTAATAATTTCTCACAAAATGAAATATTAAGTATTAAAGCAAAACATATTTATTTAGAGTCTGAAGGCGACATACATTTAAAGTCAGCGAATAGTTTTTATAGAACATCTGGGTCTAATATGTATGATTTTGTAGAAGGAATTTATCACTTAGACAGTGAATTTGCAAACTTTAATATTGGCGAGGATATAAACACCAAAGTTGGTAACACTATAAACACAACAGCTGGACAAAATATATTAAACAAAACTATAGTTGGTGATATACAAAATGTTGCACAAAAGAATATTGTTAACGAAACATTAACTGCTGATACTTCTAAGATTAGCAATCTGTCAGCAGGAACAATTCATCATAAAAGTATAGGCGAATTAGATATAGAATCTAGTCTAGTTAATATAAAAGCAACTGATAGTTATATTGATGGAAATTTACAAGTTAAATTAACAACAGATGTTTCAGCCCTAACAGCAGGTAGTGTTAACGGAACAACTGCCGGCGGTGTATGGTCTGATACTGGATCCGGCGATGATCAAAAATTAAATTCGCATAGTTTTAGTTTTTCAGGATCAGAACCAACATCAATACCTGCGGCGTTAGCAAAAAATACAAAGTTACCGTTACCTAATAAAACTGCATCAGGTGCGTTAGTAAACGCAAATCCTGGATTATCATCTGGAGGAGATAATGGAGGTAAGGCTAATGGAGATAGCGGAGGATATGGTAACGTTACGCCTTTAAGTACTCATACACTTCCATATGTATTTCCAGGTAATCCTACTCCAGTTCCGTACCAAACTATTGTACCAAGAGCACCGCAGCACGAGCCTTGGCCACATCATGAGAATTTAAACCCTGTAGAATTTAAAAGAGACAAAACAGACAGAGAATCGATTGGTACACTTACAAGTACTGATGTGTTTGTTTCTCCTGATGCGTTTGATAAAGGTAAATCATCTGCTAGTTCTATCAGAGTATTAGGCACAGGCGGGAATATTACTAGCAGTACTATACCTAACAGTGGCGAAAACGACGATGCTGATACTATGCCGATTGATCGAACACCAAGTTCACAAACTCCACCTGCAACTGATCCTGATTATCGTCCATATTCAGGAACTGGAAAAGCATACGGCAAAGTAAAGTACGGTGAAGAAGGAGTAAACAGAGATCCGTTATACTATGATTGTAAAGGTAAGGCTCGCAGGCTTAGATGCGAACAACGACTTGAAGATTTATTAATTAAAGTTGCACTAGAATTAGATGTAAAAGTAGAAATCTTTAGCGGCGGGCAAATGCCAAAAGATCAGTGCCTATCAGAAGGCGGCTGGGAAGGGTATATCGGCGGTCAAAAAGGCTGGATACATCCATCTGAACCTGACATATTAGTAGGCACGGGTTCGCCTAGACACAATTTTGGATCTGCTGCTGATATTAGAATTTATGAAAACTCAGTAAGTCCAGAAAATCAAATATTATGGAATACTGCGTTAGGTGCAGAATTTGGAAGACTGTTTATTAAATACGGCGGAAGTAGTGCTGTAGGTGGCTACAAAAAGAATGGTAGACCTTATATGTCTTGGCCTAGTAATATACACGTAGATATTGTTGGAAATGACAGAGGCGGCGGCTTTTCTTGGTATAATCAAACAGCAACATGGGCTTCTAAAATATCTAGTGGTAGAGCTCAGCAAAATACTCGTATTCGATCAGCATTTGCATAAGGTAAATACAGTATGAGTTCATTAGAAAAAAATCTATACAAAAGGGTTACTGTACAAGGTAAACCGACGCCATCATCAGTTGGAAGATCTTATAGAGGATTCTCTAGTATTAACGAAAATACCGAAGGATTTGCATTATATGATTTTGAGCTTATTAAACAAGACATTATTAATCATTTCCATATACAACGTGGCGAAAAACTAAGTGATCCGTATTTTGGATGTGTAATTTGGGATCTATTATGGGAACCATTTACTGATGATGTGCGAGATGCTATATTAGAGAATGTTACAAATATTGTAAACTATGATCCGAGAGTTCAAGTTGAGAATGTATTTGTTGATACTTATGAATCAGGTATTGAAGTAAGTTGTTTATTATCCTATCTGCCTTACAATATTTCAGAGCAATTATTGTTTCGATTTGATCAACAAAGTACTAAAGATTAATAACAGATACTATTATTTCCTTGCATAAATATAAACATTATTGAAGGAAATTTTTATGTCATCAACTGATAGGCAATCGCGATTATTAGCAACAGAAGATTGGAAACGAGTTTATCAGTCTTTTCGTAATGCAGACTTTCAAAGTTACGACTTTGACAACTTACGTAGGACAATGATTAATTACCTACGTCAAAATTACCCAGAAGACTTTAATGATTATATTGAAAGTTCAGAATATCTTGCGCTAATCGATTTAATTGCATTTTTAGGACAAAACTTATCCTTCAGAATTGACTTAAATGCTAGAGAAAACTTTTTAGAAACAGCAGAACGTCGAGAAAGTGTTCTAAGATTAGCTAGATTAATTTCGTATAATCCTACAAGGAACAAAGCAGCCAACGGACTATTAAAGTTTGATAGTGTATCAACTACTGAAGGTATTATTGATACTAACGGTAATAATTTAGCCAATAAAACTGTAGTATGGAATGACAGATCAAATCCTAATTATTTTGAACAATTTAATAAAATTTTAAATTCTGCATTGCCAGGTGAAAACTCTATTGGAAATCCATCTAACATTGCAAATTTACAAAATATTACTACTGAGCAATATACATTTAATGCGTTAAATGCAGATGTTCCGATATATAATTTTGAAGCTGTAGTAGAGGGTATATCTACTAAATTCGAAGTTACAAGTACAATTATAAGCGAAGATTCAATAATTGAAGAACCACCATTACCTGGAGTTAGTCCATCGTTTGTGTATAGAAATGACGGTCAAGGCGCCGGAAGTTCAAATACAGGATTTTTTATGCACTTTAGACAAGGTACAATGGATAGTGCTGTGTTTGATATTACTAACCCAATTCCAAATCAAACTGTTGCTATTGATAATTCAAATATTAATAATTCTGATTTATGGCTATATGGTATTGACACCAATGGTTTTGAACTTGATTTATGGACAAAACTTGATTCGGTTGAAGGTAACAACATAATTTATAACAGTTTATTTGCTAATAACAAAAATGTTTATGCAGTTACTACTCGAGTAAATGACAGAGTAAATCTTGTGTTTAGTGATGGTGTATTTGGTAATTTACCTGCAGGTAAATTTCGTTTGTATTATAGAACTAGTGATAATAGAAATATGGTAATTAACCCTAACACTATTAGTAATGTAACAATCGAAATTCCTTACGTAAGTAAAATTAATAGACAAGAAACACTGACAATTACACTAGGATTAAAAACTTCTGTAACTAATGCAAGACCGTCTGAAACAGATGCAGATATAAAACAAAATGCTCCAGCAACTTACTATACACAAAACAGACTAATAACTGCTGAAGACTATAATATTGGTCCTTTAGGGATTGATCAGGATATTATTAAAACACGAACTGTAAATAGAATATCAAGTGGAATAAGTAGGTATTTAGATTTACGAGATCCAAGCGGTAAGTACTCAGCAACAAATTTATACGGTAATGACGGAGTATTATATAAAGAAGAATTCACAGATAGTTTTAATTTTTCGTTTGTAACACAATCTGATATTGAAGGCATATTATATAGTGACATTGAACCTAGGATTAAGTCTCCAAATATAAGAAATTTTTATATTGCAAATTTCTTTAAACAAAGCACAATCGATTTACAAGCATATTGGAAACAAGTTACATCAACTACAAATGCATCTACTGGTTATTTTGAAAAGACTCTTGACAGCGGCGAAATATTTTCTACACCTAGCGGAAACAACGTCGACAATGATAACATTTACCCAGTAGGAACTTACACAGTAAATGCACTTAAAAATTTACAAGCAGGAGCATTGTGTAAATTTGAAGCACCTACAGGGTATCACTTTATGGGCGATACAATAATGGCAGGTACAGCTGACCATCCAGGTTCCTCTACATATAAATGGGTTTCGGTACAATCAGTCGATGCCGACGGGACGCTAAACACAATAACAGGTCAAGGACCTATTACATTTAATGACGTAATTCCTAATGGTTCTTTATTAGTAGAAATACTGCCAAAATATGCATTAGCATTATCTGCAGATTTAAAAACTCAAATAATAGATAGAGCATTTTCTTACAAAGATTTTGGCATACGATATGATCAAAATAGTGCTCAATGGAAACTTATAAAATCAGAAGACATTAATACAACTTCTAAATTTGGTTTGCAAAACGCCGGTAGTACTCTTTCATCTAACTTAGATTCGAGCTGGATATTTTATTTTAAAACTAACGGACAACAATATACAGTTAATTATAGAAACATAAGATATATTTTTGAAAGCAAAGACGAAATAAAATTCTTCTATGATGGTAATAACAAAGTATACGATCCTAAGACTAATCAAGTACAACAAGACAAAATTACTGTTTTAAATATTAACACACAACCTGATCAATTAAACAATATAGCATTTAATAACGATTTTGTTTGGCATATTTCTGATTCATATACTGACTCGTTTGGCTACGTTGATAATACTAAAATACAGTTAAAATTTGTTGACAGTGATTCGGATGGTATAGCTGATAATCTAGGAGTGTTCAATGATATTATCGGCAATGACAAATATATATTCCAGAAAATTACTAAAAAAGATAACATCATTTCACAACGATATTTTGATAATAGCAATGGTACTATTAATACTGAATTTGCTAATGACTCAGAATTAGGTTCTTATGTAAATTTTGATGATGGACAGATTTTTTACTTTTCTGATTTTGATTTATTTAAGGTATTAAATAAAACTCAAAATAATCTTAGTATTATAAATGACTATAAAGCATTTATAGGTAGAGATAATTTAAAATTTCATTATGTACATGTTTCTGATTCTAATTATAGAATTGATCCAGCAACTTCTAATATTTTAGATACGTTTTTGCTTGTTAAATCGTATGATCAAGCAATGCGAGCATATATTAACGGTGGTCTTAGTGTAAAGCCTTTACCACCTAGCACTGACGAGTTATTTAGAAACTACGGGTCTGAAATTTATCAAATAAAAAGTATAAGTGACGAAGTTGTATTTCATCCAGTAAAGTATAAAATGCTGTTTGGCGATAAAGCTAACGAAGATCTTCAAGTAACATTTAAAATTGTAAAAAATGATAGAATTGCCATTAACAACAATGAACTAAAGAGTAAAATTATTGATTTAATAAATCAATTTTTTCAAATTGAAAATTGGGATTTTGGAGACACATTTTACTTCCAAGAACTTAGTTCTTATATAATGAATGTGTTAAGTCCAACTTTGTTGAGTATAGTTGTTGTACCAAAAAGATCGACACAGACATTTGGTAGTTTATTTGAAATAAGTGCCGAATCAGACGAAATATTTATTAGTGCTGCCACAGTTGATAATATAGAAATTGTTGACAAACTAACAGCTGATAATTTACAAGCATCAGGAAATGTAGTAACAACTATTACTACGTCAACATCTGAAGTACAAAGTAGAACTGTATCTACTACATCAAATACAGCAAACACAAGTGCAACAAGCACCGGTAATTCAAGTTCGAGTAGTAGTGTAAGTTCGCCTAACTCTGGAAGTTCGAATAATTCAAATGGCGGAGGATATAGTTACTAATGGCCGATATACAAGGAGAATTTGGACTACCTACTCCAGATGACGATAAAAGACAGAGTGCTAGATTTTTACCTAGATTTTTTCGTTCAGAAGCAAATCAAAAGTTTTTACAATCTACTGTGGATCAACTTATACAACCTGGAGTTGCAGAAAAGATTAGTGGATACTTTGGACGTAAAGTTGCTAAAAGTTTTTTATCTACAGATAATTACATCGGCGATCCTGCTAGTAAAGATAGAGAAAACTACCAATTAGAACCAGCAACTGTTATCAAAGACAGTTTAGATAATGTAACTTTTTATAAAGATTATAATGACTATATAAACCAACTAAAATATTATAATGTAGATACTAGTAATCACAGTAATATTAATGCACAAGTAAGTTATCCGTGGAACCCAAATATTGATTGGGACAAATTTGTTAATTTTAGAGAATACTACTGGTTACCTGATGGACCAAATTCGGTTGCTGTACAAGGCCAGTCTAGAGAAGTTCAAAGTACATATACTATTACAGTTGATGATGCTGACGGTGATGCATCGTTTCAGTTTAATACTAAGTTGGAAAGAAATCCTACACTAAGATTATATAGAGGTCAAAAATATACTTTTGAAATAGATACAGAAGGACATCCGTTAGCATTTGCTCTAACAAAAAGTTTTAAGCCAGGTGAAGCAGTTGTAGTTGCTACAACAGAAGGCATCAAAGATGATGGTAAATTTGGAGTTGATTTATTCGGATCAACATATGACACCGGCGATTGGTTAGTATTACCAAATGAAGGTAGTGTAACGTTTGAAGATGACGAAAGTGTTTCAACATTATACCCTGACGGTATTCGTAAGTTAGGAGAAAATGGCGAAGAAGTTGCAAACGTTTATCTTGAAAAAGGTAAAATAGAATTTACAATTCCGTTTAACTCTCCTGATAGACTTTACTACATATCAAAAAATGATATAAATGTAAGTGGTGTAATAAGAATTTACGACATTGAGGAAAACACATTCTTAGATGTTGAAGATGATATTATCGGCACAAGAAAATACACTAGTGCCAATGGAATAGAATTTACAAACGGATTAAAAGTTAATTTTAGAGGACAAACTAGTCCTGAAAAATACGCTGAAGGCAATTATTATGTAGAAGGAGTAGGTTCTGCAATTAAGCTAGTACCACAGGAGTCTCTTAATGTAATTCAAACAAATTCTACAGATCGTCCTTTAGACTTTGATAAAAACGATTTTGATGAGTTACCGTTCGATAATGCTGAAAATTATTCAACAACAAAAGATTATATTGTAATTGGCAGACAAAGCATCGACGGAAACAGTTGGTCAAGAGCAAACAGATGGTTTCATAAGACCGTTTTACAAAAGACAAACGAATACAATCATTCTAATGAAGCAATCGACGAGTCGGGTAAAGCAAAAAGACCTATCATCGAATTTGAGCCAGGGCTAAGATTATTTAAATTTGGCACAAAAATTAAAAAAGATGTAGATCTAATAGATACGTTTACTACTGATGTTTTTAGCGAGGTTGAAGGTTCATTAGGATATAATATTGATGGTGTGAATATTGTAGAGGGTATGAGAATTATCTTTACAAAAGATACAGACAAACTAGTAAAAGACAAAGTATTTGAAGTTAAAAAAGTTAAGATAGATAATGATGTTTTGATTACACTTATAGAATCAGAAGATACTGCACCTTTATTAGATGAAAATGTACTTATAAAATCTGGAAGTAATAACAAGGGTATTGTTTACTATTATAATGGAACAGATTGGATTAAAACACAACAAAAAACAAAAACTAACCAACAACCTTTATTCTGTCTATATGATGCTGATGGAAAGTATTATGGTGACTTAGAATTATTTAATAGTAGTACATTCCAAGGAACAAAAATATTCTCATATAAAGAAGGTAGAGGAACAGAAGACCCAGAGTTAGGATTTCCTCTTACATACCGTAACATAGAAAATAGCGGCGATATTGTATTTGATTTTAATCTACTAACAGACACCTTTAGTTACGAGGACGGTGAATCGGTTGTAACACTTAGTACAGATACATCTTTCCTTAAAAAATATTCTGCTTTAGACAAATTTGAATATGCAAATGGTTGGTCAAGTACACCTATGGAAACACGTCAGAAAGTAGTTAGACATTATATTGCTACACTTAATGCTGCAAATAATTTTGCTATTGATGTTTACAATGCTCCTGGTGATTTAAATGATTTAGTTGTAAGTGTATTTGTTAATAATAATATACAAAAAGAAATTACCGATTATACAATTTATAGACAGGATTCTAAAGCAACGGTAATATTTACTAACGACTTAAACGAAAATGACAGTGTTGTAATAAAGACTACTTCTGCTGCTGATAAAAATGACAATGGATTTTATGAAATACCTTTAAATTTAGAAAAAAATCCGTTAAATGAAGAAATTACAAGTTTTACATTTGGCGAAGTTGCTGATCAAGTTTTATCAATGGTAGAAGATTTGCAAGAATTTGACGGTGTGTTTCCAGGTAACAGTAATCTGCGAGATTTAGGAGATATTGATAAATTTGGAAAAAGATTTATTAAACATACAGGTCCTTTAAATTTACCGCTATATCACTTAACTAGTAAGAAATTTAATATTGTTAATGCTATAGAATATAATGCAAAAGAATATGAGAAGTTTAAAAGAGAGGTTATTAATACTGCAACTAATTTAGGCTTTGACGGCGAAACAAAACTTCATTTAGATAAAGTTTTACAAGAAATTAATAAAGATAAAACTGAAACACAGCCTTTCTATTTCTCAGACATGTTAGGATATAATACAACAAATAAAATTGTACATACTATATTTGATAAAGATGATAAGTTTTACGGATTATCTAAGAAATTTAATTTATCGAATCTATCAGAAAAATCAGTTAATGTTTATCTTAACGGAAAACAATTAATTTATAATCTCGATTATAATTTTACAGATGAAGGATTTATTAATCTAGATTCTGTTCAGCAAACAGGTGATATATTAGAAATATATGAATACGACAATACTGATGGAGCATTTGTTCCGCCAACACCTACAAAATTAGGAATGTATCCTCGTTATCATCCAGAAATTACAATTGATGATACATTTGTTAATGATGATGAAATTAATACAACTTTAGCCTATACATGTTATGGACAATTAGAAAATAATCATACTACACAAGGATGGTTTTATCCGTTATATATTGATAGAAGTACAGCAAGAGATGCTGATGCCAATGGCGAAGTAGAAACAATAAAGTTAAACGGTCTACCAGTATACTTTTATGCACCAAAGTCTTTAGTTAAAAAGGGCGTAGCACCAAATACCGATTATGAAGAATATCCTGTAATTGCATTAATAAGAGGTCACGACGGTAGTTTTATTAGAGCATATAAAGACTTTAGAGATAACTTGTTATTAGATTTTGAAAAACGTATCTATAATAATATTAAGATCGATTATACTAAAACCTTAGTTAATATACACAATTTTATATCAGGATCATATAGAAACAGTTATATTAATTCAGATAAAGTTAACGACATACTGTTAAAAGATTTTATTCAATGGATGCAAGGATCTAATATATCCGATTATACTAAAAATGACTTTTATAATGTAGATAATACGTTTACATACAATTATAGCACATCTGTAAATCAAAATGGAAAGTCGGTAGAGGGATTTTGGAGAGGCGTTTACATAAATGCATATGACACTGACCGTCCACATACACATCCGTGGGAAATGTTAGGATTTAGTATTAAGCCAGAATGGTGGGAAACACAATATGGTGCATCACCTTATACATCTGATAACATAGTATTGTGGAAAGATTTAGAAACAGGCACTATAAAAGATCCTAATGGTACTAAAATAAATCCTTTATATGCTAGACCCGGACTACTTAATTTTGTACCAGTAGATTCTCAAGGTAAATTAAAGTCACCGGCTGAATCAGGTCATATTGAAAATATTGTGTTTAGAGATTTAGGCAAACCTTTCAAATTTGGTGATCATTCTCCAGTAGAAACTGCATGGCGTAGAAGTAGTTCTTATTGTTTTGCATTAGTAAAAGCAATGCTACTTAATAAACCTGCACATTTTATGTCTATGGCTTTTGATACATCAAGAACAGTAAAAAATAATGCAAATCAAAACGTATATCTAAGTACTCAAAAACAAGTTAATTTAGCATCGTTATCATTACCAAATACAGTAAATCAAAATTCACGTGTGTTTACTAGTGGACTTGTAAATTTTGTGCATAATTTAATCGGATCAAATGTATATGCATTGTATGATGATTATCAGTATGATTTAAAAAATATAAACAATCAGTTAGGATTTAAATTAGCAGGATTTACAGACAAAGACAAACTAAGCATTATATTAGATAGTAAATCACCTACAAATGATCAACCGTCGGGTATTTTTATTCCCCAAGAAAATTATGATGTATTTTTAAATACTAGTTCACCTATAGATGTAATTGTGTATAGTGGTGTAATAATAGAAAAAGCAACAGATGGATATATTGTTAAAGGATACAACTTTAATAATCCTAATTTTAAATATTTTAAACCATTAACTAGACAGGGCGATAGAGAGTTTACATTTGGTGGTGATCCAGAGCCAAGTACAGATTGGACTGAAAATAAAAAATATATAAAAGGACAAGTAGTCAAGTATAAAAACGAATATTATAGAGTGTCGTCTAATTATACTAGTGATAGCGTCTTTGATACTAATGTTCATTTTAAACTAGACAATCTACCGGTAAACGGAGGAAAGTCTGTAGTTATTAAATCCACGTTTGAAACAAAGATTTCTAATTTAAACTACGGCACAAAACTTACAAGTACTCAGGAAGTTTGTGATTTCTTGTTAGGATATCAAGAATATTTAAAATCAACAGGGTTTACTTTTGACTATTTTAATGATAAATTTAATACTATAGAAAATTGGAATAATGCACTTCAAGAGTTTGTTATTTGGACGTCTGAAGGCTGGGCTTCTGGTACAATACTTTCGTTAAGCCCGGGAGCATATGCATTAGAATTTAAGAAAGATTTTGCAGTAGTAGATGATATATATGATGAGTTTTACGACTATTCGTTATTATCAGAACAAGGTTTACCGTTAAGGCAAAAATTTAGTAGTATTTTAAGAGACAACAATAGTTTTAGTTTAAAAACAAAAAATACTGACAGCGGAATTTATAATTTAGCACTGCCATTAGTGCAAAAAGAACATGTTGTAATAATTGATAACGAAACAGTGTTTAATGATAAAATTTATCAACCGAGAACTGGATATAGACAAGAACGTTTAAAGGTTCTAGGTTATCGCAGTGACAACTGGTTAGGCGGATTAAATATACCTGGATTTATATACGACGATACTCACGTTACTGAATGGACAAGATGGCAAGACTATAACATCGGAAGTGTTGTAAAATACAAAGAGTACTATTATGTTGCTAATAATGAAGTAGCAGGGTCGTATAATTTTGAATTTACTAATTGGGTAAGGTTAAATGAAAAACCTGAATCAAAACTAATAGCTAACTTTGAATACAAAATTAATCAGTTTGCTGACTTCTATGATCTCGATACTGATAACTTTGATTTAGAACAACAAAAGATGGCACAGCATTTAATTGGCTACCAAAAAAGAGAATACTTGTCAAATATTATACAAGATGATGTAAGTCAATATAAATTTTATCAAGGTTATATCCAAGATAAAGGAACTATGAATGCTCTTGATAAATTGTTTAATTCTATTAGAGGACAAGGTTTAGAGTTTTACGAAGAATGGGCACTACAGGTAGGAAAGTACGGTTCGACAGATAATATTAAACAGATAGAAATACCTATAACACAAAGCAATTTAAGAGAGTCTCCGCAATCGATTGAATTTGTAGAATATCTACCTGAAGAAACATTTGACAAAACTTACAGAGTAAGACCGTTTGATCTTTTAGATAAACCGCAGGATTTTAATGTAAACACATTCCCAACTACTACTAATAAAGAATATATTTTATCTGGTGGTTATGTTCATGAAGATGATATTGATTTTAAAACAGCAGCAATAACTGACCTAAAAGATGTTGACATTAATCAAATGAACATCGAACAATACATATGGGTTACATTCGAAAATCCAAATAACTGGAATGTATATCAAATTATAGATCTTGAAGTTAACTCCGCTAGTCTTTCTGTATTTGCAACTCCTGATGAATCTAATCAATATTATGCAACTATAACTCTTACAGAGAATCAAGGATTTAATTTAGAATCAGGAGACTACGTTGCTATTGTAGGTGCACAACTTTATAATGTATTTTCTTTTTATGAAGTAATAAGTTACATAGATAATCAAATTTTTATCAGAGTATCTGAAGACAACAACATAATTGACTTTGATTCAGAAAACTTTGACATTTATACAATTAAAAAAGTAAGAGCTAGTAACTTTGAAGAATTTAATACTATTGCTAGAGAGTCTAAGTTTGAAAGTCAGCGAGTATGGATAGATAACTATGCAGGAGAAAATCGCTGGGCAGTATTAGAAAATACACCATCTTATAAGGTGTTAGGGTCAATTGTTAATCCTGAAGATCCTGAAGACAGCACTAACTTAGAAGTTTTTACAGACTATGCAAGTGACTTTGCTATAAGTAGCAATAATAAAGATTTATTTTTGTCATCGCCTGAAAGCGGTAATGGTAAAGTATTTTACTATACACGAAATAGAGAAGATACTGCACATGAATTTGTACAAACTTTTACAAGTTTAGAATTGCCTTTTAGTACAGAAAATGCCAAATACGGTAAGTCTGTATCTGTTAGTGATGATGGAGAATTTTTAGCAATAGGTATTCCTGGGGCTAGTCAAATTAAAACAAAATATAAAGGCGACTATGTATCTAATGTATTGTATTCTAAAAGAGATATTGTAAAATATAAAGAGTCGTTATGGCGTGCAAATAGAAATATTGTACAAGAAGGAACAACACAGACTTTTGAAACATATGATAGTTATATTAACATAGAATCTAGAATAGATCAAGATAGTACAAACTTAACGTTACTTTCTCAAGCATATCCTGGACTAGGCTCAACGTCCGGTAATGATCATATTCTTGTAAGAGCTCCTCTTGCTCAGCATATTGCCACCACAACTGGAGACTATATAAGACTAAAATGGAATGAATTATCATACGTTAACGGTTCACTAACTTCAGTATATAAACCATGGAATGATACATTAAGTACATTTGGTATATCTACAGACTTTGTTTCTGGATGGCATCGCATACAAGAAAAAATTACTAGAATTATAATAATTAATGATTATTTAAGAACAGTTGATACTGGTGATATAGTACAATCTAGTACTGGATCTGCAACTGTAGCAAAAGTTAAAGCAACGTCAACTGATCTTATGATTTATTTAAAAGACGAAAAGGGAACTTTTGATACTACTGATTTTTTAAATTTATATGATTTTGCAAACGATCTAACTGCACCGATTGGTACATATACTGAAGTTACGTTAGGTGAAACTTCTGAAGAATTTGGCTTATGGTTAATTGACTCGCCAGTATACACTTCTACTAATACTCCGTTTGAAACTGGAAAAGGATTAGTATATCTTGATGTATTAGAAGCAAGTAATTACAATGCAGGTACTCAGACAAGAATTGACTATGTTAATGTCTTAGATACAGTAAACAGTATAGGAGAAGTTAATCTAGCTAGAGATAGAGTTAATATAATTGATCAATTAACATACAACGATCCTGATAACGGAATAGTTTTATCAGATAAATGGATTGTACGAGTACCTACTAATTTGTCAAACAGTGTAAGTAGTAATCTAGTAGGTATCGGTAGTAGTTCAAATCCGTCATACGAATTTTATATGTATAATTATGAAAATGCTATTGATGTATCTGCAAGCGGAATTACACATGCTATTACTAATAAAACTCAAACTGTATATGATGTATGGGATGGGTACATTGATATTGATTTTTCTGGATACACTAATTTTGAAGGAACAATATACGGTTTAAAGGTTGGTGATGTAATACAAGATGTGCAACGACCACTAGACATAAATGGTCAACCTAGCACAAATCCAACACCAACAGATCATGAAGCTACTATTGTCTATATAAAAAGAAATACAGGTGTTGACTTTCAAAAGGTAAGAGTATATATTAAAATTAATAGTGGATTGTGGGACTTAGAGCCAAATATTGCACAAGTTCAAATACTTAGACTAGCAGGTACAACAACTGACGGCACAGTAAGAGAAGTAAACAGGCTTATAGGTGAAATAAACGATTTTAATGCAGACACTGTTGTACCATCAGGCGATGCCGGAAAGTTTTTAGTATTCGAAGCTGATAATGATTTTGCTTATTCTCAATATAGCGAAATTTTTGATCAAGAATATTATTTTTATACTGTACTTACTCAGACACTTGCTTCAGAAATTACTGCAAGCGCTCCGAGTTCTTTAAACTTAGACTGGTCTCAAATCTATCATATTGAAACAAACGAAGCAGGTAATCCTAGTTTAAATGGTGTAGGAGCCGTGGCTATCTATAGTAAGTCAGGCATCAATAATTATGTTCTTAATCAAGTTTTAGTAAGTGAATTTAACTTTAACGTATTAAATGAAAATTTTGGTAAAAAGGTTAAAATATTAAATTCTAATAATGGTTATAAGTTGTGTGTTTCGAGTAAAGGTTCGGGCACAGAAGAAAATTCAGGAATAATAACTTTCTTTGAACATGGACCTATAGATGTAACGAATTATAGAGGAAAATATAATTCTAATGAAAATTATGTCATAGGTGAAACAGTAAGCAACGAAGGAAGATATTATAGAGCAAGAACAACATTAACTTCTGATAATGACATTGATGATAGCAATAGTTGGGAAGATATTAGTTGGAGGAGAACTACTGATGAAAAATACCGAGGTACTATCGCAATAAATTCAGAATATGGAAAAGGAAGTGTTGTACTGTATAACAATGGATTATATAAAGCAAAAACAAATATAATTACCTCGGCAACTATCGGAGATCTTTCAACTGATGCAAGTTGGACAGCAGTTGATAACAACGTGGAATATATTGGATATATTCCTTGGATAACGTCAAGTCTAATAACTGGCGATGCGCAGTTTGATAACACTGATATAGTATTGTTTAGTGATGACTTTATTGTTAGTGAAAATGCAAATATTTTAATAACAAAAATTTCACAAACAGGAAATTCTATTGCGTTGGTAGTTTATGTGCTTGATAATGGAAGGTATAGATATCAACAAACTATAGATGATACCGATGGCAATGTAGGGTTTGCAACTAGTTTTAAATTAAATCCACAAGGGAATAAATTAGCAGTCTCGAGAACTTTAGATGGAATTGGTTCAGTACACATATATAATTTTGTTAGCGGACAGTTTGATGTAAACAATCCACAAATTATTACACCACCGTCTGTGTTTACAACCAAAAAGTTTGGATATACTTTGTCCTTTGGCGAAGAAAATTTAGCCATTGGTAGTTTAGATGCTAGGGTGTTTATTGACGATAGTACTGATTTTATAGTAAACGGAATATTTACTCCTGAAGTTTACGATCAAGGAGTAGTATATTATTATGAAGAAGTTAACAATAACTTAATTTTTGCAGAAAGAATTACCTACGGAGTAATCGACGATAATGCTGAACAAAATGTAAAGATTAATGGAAATCATTTGTATATTGGTGCATCGGCTCAAGATAATAATCAGTATCAAGGTGAGTTTTTTAATTATAGGAAAACCTACGATGCAAAGACTTGGACAGTAACTAGACAAATATCAGATCCTGTAGATATTAAAAAAATTAAGAGTGCATTTTTGTATAATAAAACCCGTGATGAAATTGTTTCTTACCTAGATTTTATTGATCCAATACAAGGAAAGATTGCAGGACCTGCAGAAAAGAATATTACTTATAAAACACCTTATGATCCTGCATCGTATAATGTCGGTGATGCTGCTGATACAGTATTTTGGTCAGATGAACATGTTGGAAAAATTTGGTGGGATATATCTAAATGTAAATTTACATATCCATATCAAAAGTCTATACAATACCAAAAAGATAATTGGAATGAATTACAGCCTGACGCATCAGTAGATGTTTATGAATGGGTAGAATCTGTTTATTTGCCTAGCACATGGGACGAATTATCAAATTTACCAGAAGGTTCGACACTCGGCATTTCTGGAACAACATTATACGGCGATACACAGTTTAGTAAACGCTTTATATACGACAATGACAGTCAGACATTTAGTGAAATTTACTACTACTGGGTGCGCAATAAAAATAGTGTTCCTAAAACAGATACTAACAGAACAATTTCCGCTTTAGATATTGCAAGATTAATTGCAACACCGAGAGAGCAGGGATATAGATTTATAAGTTTCTTAAGTTCTAATGGTATATCTTTAAATAATTGCGATAGTTTAATTACAAATGATGATATAGTTTTAAATATTAGGTATCACATACAGGATAATCGTGATCAAAATGAACATGATGTTTATCAAATTCTTTCAGATGGTTTAAAAAATAGTGCACCGCATCCAATTATCGAAACAAAATGGTTTGATAGTCTAATTGGTTTTGATAAATCAGATAGGACTATACCCGATCCTGCACTATTAGAGAAAAACAGATACGGTATACAAAATAATCCACGTCAAGGCATGTTTAAAAATAGAGTAGAGGCTTTAAAAAATCTTGTTGATAGGGTTAATATAGTTCTAGAAAACAATAATATAGTTGACAATATTGATATGCAACGTTTAAATTTAGTTGACGAATTACCTACTATTAATTCTGGATTATTTGATGTTACATTTAATAATGAAACTGAACTTACTTCTATTAACTCGAAAATAAAAACACCAATTTTAAAACCAGTTATAACCAACGGTAAAATAACTAACGTACAGATATTAGATCCTGGTAGAGGATATAAAGTGCCTCCTACTTATACAATAAACGGCATAGGACAAGATGCTAATTTTGAAATAGAAATTAATAATCTAGGACAAATAACCCGTGTAAATCTTACTAACAATGGATCAAACTATGATAATAATACTAGTATTACAGTAAGAGCATATAGCGCTCTTGTTATAACTGATAATACACTATCTGATAATTCTTGGGCTATTTATAGATATAATTCTACTGAAGAAACATGGCAAAAAACAAGAGTACAAAGTTATTCTGTTCCGAGATATTGGCAGTATATTGATTGGTATGCAGCTGGATATAATGCATTATCAAAGGTTGACCATTACATAAAGGGCACATATCAAATAGAAGGAACTAATGCAAAATTAGGTCAAATTATAAAAGTTGAAAATGTAGGCACAGGGGGCTGGTTATTGCTTAAAAGAAAGTCTACAACAGATAATGAAGATTTTACACAAGTTTACGATACTATTGGCAGACAGAATGGTACAATTAAACTTTTACCTTCGCTTTATGGCGTAAATTCTAGCACAGGATTTGATAATAGAAGTTTTGATAATTTTAGTTTTGATAAAGATCCTAGAATTGAATTAAGAATAATATTAGAAGCAATTAGAGACGATATATTTGTCGGAAACTTGCAAAATGAATATAACCAGTTGTTTATTTCGTCATTAAGATATATCTTGAACGAACAGCGTTCGGTGGACTGGTTCTTTAAAACAAGTTTTGTTAAAGTAAAGCATCATGCAAGTACATTAGAACAAGATATAACATTTAATGTTGATAATTTGGATAATTATAAGTCTTATATAGAAGAAGTAAAACCTTTTAAAACTGTATTAAGAGAATTTATTAGTAATCATACAAAAACAGAAGAAACAAATACTTCCGTTACTGATTTTGATTTACCTACTTACTATGATGATATAAAAGAAAAGATAGTTCCTAATAATGTTAAAATTACAAACGGAGAAATAGTAACAACCGATGATAATATTACAGAATATCCAAGACGTAATTGGTTAGATAATGTTGGCTTTGAAATTACCGATATTAAAATTACAAATAGCGGCACAGAATATACAACAAAGCCAGCAGTCGAAGTTATCGGCGGCGGCGGCAGCGGCGCAGTAATAGAAGCATTTATCGGGTACGGGAATATTACCGGATTAAAAATTGTATATCCAGGTGAAGGCTATACATCAATACCAACTATTCAAATAGCACCTCCTCCTAATTCAGAAGGAGTTCAAGCAACAGCTTACCCTGTCTTAGGTAGAAGTAAACCTAGAACAATTAGATCTACAATTAAATTTGATAGAAATTGGCCAGTACTAACCCAATCTGTAAATACATTAGAGCACACACAATCGTTTACCGGAACAGGAACACAAACAGTGTTTGATTTAGAATGGCCGATGCAAGTTTTAAATAGTACTTATGTAGTATACATTAACAATACCGAGGTATTATCAGGACAATATTCAGTAACTAATATTCAAGATATGTCCAAAGGTTATACAAGATATAAAGGTCGAGTTGTATTAAGTACACCGGCTGGTGTAGGCGATACTGTTACTATTGTCTATAACAAAAGTTTAGAAATATTAAATGCTATTGATAGAATTAAGTTTGCGTATAATCCAAATGATAATATGATTAGTAAAGATGCAGCACAATTAATGGATGGTATTGATTATGCTGGTGTACAAATTGATACTTTAGATTTTGGAACAGCACGTGGCTGGGGCAACGGCGAATGGACTGATTTTGACTATGATACTGATGAAGAATTAGAAGATCTAATTGTAGAACTTGACGGTTCTAGTACAAGTATAATATTACCTAGAGCACTAGAATTAGATGTGTCATATAACATTTACAGGATTGGTATAGATTCTAATGATAATATCTTTAGTAACATTAGACACGATGACGAAAACTTTGGTACTGCCCAACAATCTAATCTAAACGCAACTTGTCAAACATTAGTCGGCGACGGTGAAACACAGGTAATTAATCTAAATGACTTAGGAATAATGACTGCAATTAGAGAAGGAGAATCATATGTAAAGATTGTTGTAAGAAAAGTTACAAGCGATGGTAGTATTTTACCTTACGGTGCAACTTATGATACTGATATTAGTGGTGGTGATTTAAACTATTTAAATGCAAGTGGACAAAGACCTGAAGACATTATAATTGATGGTGATAACTTTGTTACTCCTGAAAGTGCAAAAAGTGTTGAAGAACTAGTTCCAGGACAAGTGCAAGATACACTCGATATGCAAGTTACTACTAAAGGAGAAGATAGTGCAGTATATAGTTATAGAATCTTTAAAGACATAACAAATAATACAACTTATAAGCGTATTGATAGCCCAACAACTAAACTTTCAAAAGAACTTACGCAGTATGATTTACAAATTGAAGTTAAAGATGCAACTAACTTACCAGAACCAGATAGAGAATTAAATTTACCTGGGGTGCTTTGGATAGGTAAGGAGCGTATTGAATACCTAGTTAAGGATGAAAATAGACTTAGACTAATACGTCGAGGAACGCTTGGTACAGGAGTGCGTGATGTACATCCACTAGGTACACCAGTGTATGATCAAAGTAGAACAAAAAATATTACATATGAAGATGTAACGCAAACACAAACAGTTGATAGTGCAGATGTATCTTCAGTTGCAAGTACATTTGAATTAGGGTTTATACCTAATTCTGTCGATGAGTTTGAAATCTTTATTAATGGTATTAGACTAACTGGTAAAACGTCTAAATTATATAATCCTAATATAGCACAAGACTCGCCTGAAGGTGATGAAGATGTAGCAGCAGATTTTACATTATCGTATGTAATTGAAAACGACACACCAGTACAAGCAATAATTGATATTACTAATTCGTCATTGCTAGAGTTTGCTACTAGAAACATTGTAGTAACTAGGAAAAAAGGCTCAATGTGGAACGTAATAGGCGAATCAATAACTGAAACAGAAACAAGTATCGGGTTCTTTCTGAGATCCGGAAACTAATAAATACATTGTATAGGAAGACAACATGAACAGTATAACAGATTTAAACGGAATAGCAGTACAGGGCCATATTAAGATATACGATCCTAGCAATGGCGAAGTTTTTGTACAAAAGCGTAATGCAATACACTACGAAAATATGAGTGTTGCTCTTGCAGAAAGTATGGCAAACTTGGGTAAAGGATTTATATACGAAATGAGCTTCGGCAACGGCGGCACAAGTGTTGATCCAACAGGTATTATTACATATCTAACACCAAACAGTACAGGCGCAAATGCAAGTCTTTATAATCAAACATATTCAAAAGTTGTAGTTGACGACGGACTGCTTAATAATAATCCAGAAAGCAATTATTTAGAAATTAGACACGTTACAGGAACAAATTATACAGACATACTTGTAAGTTGTTTACTAGACTATTCAGAGCCTGTTGCACAGGAAGCATTTGATAATGCTACTAATTTGTCTAGTGATTATATATTTGATGAATTAGGGTTGCGTAGTAAATCAAGTGATCCAAATGAATCAGGTAAACTGATTACACATGTTATTTTTCACCCTGTACAAAAATCATTAAACAGACTAATACAAATTGACTATACAGTGAGAATACAGAGTTTGTCAGGAGGTAATGCATAATGCCTTATATAGTTAGATTTACAGACTTTGTAAATAAGGGATCTATTGAAATCAGTGACGGAGAAATTAACTTAATCGATACTAGTTTAAAATTTCCAGGTAAAGGTGCAATTGGTTATGGCCAAGCAATTGCTGATAATTTTCTACATTTACTAGAAAACTTTGCAGGTGCATCTGAACCTAGTAACCCTGTTGAAGGACAATTATGGTATGATACTTCAGCCGGCATTGATCAATTAAAAATATATGATAGTGCTCAATGGCGCACGGCAAGTGGATTTGTAAAAGCAGCTTCACAGCCATTATCTAATCAGTCGTCACCGGGCGACTTATGGGTTGATACAGTTAACCAACAATTATATATCTTTTCAGGAAATACTTGGTTGTTAATTGGACCTGAAGCAGGAACAGGACTACTTACAGGCGGCAGAGCACAAACTGTTTTAGACATTGATAATCTAAGCAAAAGTATATTCATTATGTATATACAGGATATACCATATGCTATTGTAAGTGCAGAAGAATTTACACCTAAAACTGCTATCAGTGGGTTTGGTACTCTTAAGAAAGGTTTTAATTTACGTAATGAAGGTAGTATAGATAATCCTATAAAATTTATTGGTGTAGCTGAAAGTGCTAAAGGACTAATAGTTGTTGAAAGTAGCGGCGCAGTTGAAGTTGCTGCTGAAAAATTTATAAGAACTGATTCTCGTGCAATTTTAAACGAACAACTTACAATCAATAATAACTCTGGAGTTAAACTTGGAACAGATAGCCAATTCCAGATAGGTGTAAATGGTACGTCAGTTGAATTAAAAAACAATAACCAAATATCTTCAATCGATTTAATACTTAAAGATATAGATCAATCTTTTAATACTGTTTTAAGAGTCAATAGTGAAGAAAGGGTAGGCATTAATAACCTTGCACCAAGTCAGGCACTTGATGTTATAGGTAATATTAAAGCAACAGTTGATACAACAGATCCTACTAACACAGGTAAAATAGAAGCTAGTAATACTGAAAATGCTATTAACTTTAGTTCAGGCTCTCTTGTAGTAAAAGGCGGCGCTGGGATTGCTCAAGATTTACATATCGGCGGCAGTATAAACATTGCAGGAAGCACTATAGTAAATGCCCATATATTGCCTGCACTAGAAATTAACTCTTACGATATAGGATCGTCAGATGCTCCTTTTAAGAGAATGTATGCAGAATCATTTTTAGGAAATGTTACTGGTAATGTTACTGGTAATGTTACTGGTAGATCAACTACTGCTGATAAATTAACTAATGCAACTACATTTAGAATGCAAGGCGATTTTACAAGTAATAGTTTTGAGTTTGACGGACAGTCAGGATCTGAAAAGGTATTTGAAGTTTCAATATCAAACGATATCGTTGCTAGTAAAACAAGACTTAGAGCTGATTTAATCAGTAACACAGACGAACTGTTAATTAACAAAACTACAGGAGCAGATTCAGGACTGTATAAAGTAAACAAAGTTGATTTATTGTCATCTGTGCCTATTACACCGGTCGGTAGTATTATGCCATATGCAGGTGTTACAGCGCCTGCAGGTTGGTTACTATGCACAGGGCAAGAAGTATTTAAAACTGACTACAACGAACTATGGCAAGTGATAGGACATAACTTTAAATCAGCAAGTTTAGTTAGCGATGGCGGAGATTTAAAATTCGGATTACCTGATTTAAGAGGTAGATTTCCTTTAGGTGTTGATAATATGGGCGGCCAAGCAGCAAACCGTGTTACTGGATCAGTTGCAAGTTTTACAAACGTTCAGCAAACATCAACAACGGGTACTGGTTCTGGCGCTGTATTCAGTGTACAACTTAATGCTGGAAATTATAATGTACAAGTTACTAATCCAGGTACTGGATATACAGTTGCAGAAAAAGTTACAATTTCTGGAGTTATATTCGGCGGCGCTACACCTACTCATGATCTAGTAATTACAATTAACTCATTAACTGTAGGTGGAATTGCTACATTTAGCTTTACAGGTATTGCATTTGAAGGCGGCGGCCCAGATACAATAGGTCAATCACAAGGAAATCAATCATATGCAATTAATACACAGAATTTACCAGACCATGATCATACTTTAGAAGGTGAAGAATCTCAATTCTATGCTATCAGTCAGAAAGCACAGGATCCAGATAACCCGGGGCAGTTATTAACCGATCCAGACGGTATTCCTATATCTATAGAAGCAGGTGCCTCGGGTTATCAAGGAAAAACAACTACAGGAGGTATAGAAACAGGCGGTGCCTTAGGTTCACCACTTAATGTTATGAACCCCTACTTGGCATTAAATTATATTATATACGCAGGAACATCAACATGAGCTATCAATTAAATAAAACAAACGGTACAGTACTAGTAGACTTAATTGACGGAAAGATTGATACTACAAGTACAAACTTAACGCTTGTAGGTAGAGGGTATAGGGGCTACGGTGAAGTTTTTAATGAAAACTTTATCAAATTGCTTGAAAACTTTTCGAATACTGCTGCACCGAGCAATCCGTTGACAGGGCAGTTATGGTGGGATAGCGCAAACAACCAGTTAAAAATTTATACTGGTGTAGAATGGAAATCAACAGGCGAACCGTTTATTCAGTCAACACAGCCTATTGGATTAGCAGCTGGTGACTTTTGGTTTAACAATAGTGATGACCAGTTATACTTTTTTGATGGCGGCGGCGATCCATTATTAATTGGACCGAGTTTTACTAAAAACCAAGGTAAAACAGGTTTCTTCGTTGAAACTATTAAAAGTATTACAGAAGTTGAGATTACAATTGCAAAACTATACATCAATAACGAAGAAGTTGGTTTATTTAGTAACATAGAATTTACACCTGCTGTAGTGGCTAGAATTCCAGCACTTGTATCAGCAAGTAATCCTAATGGTATTATATTCAAAGGGTTTAACGTATACGATAAAGTAAATTTTAAGTTTATTGGTACTGCTGAAAGTACTTCAAACTTAGCAACAACTGACGGACAATTACTCAATGCTGATCAGTTTATTAGATCTGATATTGATAGTTTAACAACTGGTAGATTAGAAATAAGAAACACAAACGGTTTAATATTCTCAAATACTACTAACACGATTATGAGTATGCGCCCACAGGGTGCTAATTTCTTTATCGAAAATCCTATCTCAAATAGTGACCTTGCATTAAGAGTTGTGTCTGGGGCTAACTTAGGTAACTTAACTAACGCTGTATACATTGATGCTAGTGAAGGTAGAGTTGGTATAATGAATATTGATCGACTTCCGTTATATACGCTAGATGTTGAAGGTGATACACGAATAACAGGCAACTTAATTGTTGAAGGTGAGCAATTAAGCGTTGAAGTTACAACCTTGCAAGTTTTGGATAAATCGATAAAACTTGCTGTTACTGCTGACGGTACAGCACAAGACGATTTATTTGCAGACGGCGGTGGTATTATTGTTAGATCTACACAGGGCGATAAAACGTTCTTATGGGAATACGATTCAAACGCTTGGGAATCAAACAAAGATTTAAATTTAACAAGTGAATCGCTAAGTTATAGAATTAACGGTAGTATTAAATTAACAGAAAACAGTTTACAAAACATTAACTTTGCAGATGATTTAGTTAGACTAGGTACATTGGTGTATTTAGATGTAGATAACATTAACATAGACGGCAATACTGTTTTAGCAACAGGTAATTTAAATTTACAAGCTACAGGTAATATTACATTTACTACAGGCGGCCAGTTACAAATTAACCCTGTTGCTAGAATAAGTGGTATTGCTACACCACAGAATCCAGGTGATGCTGCTAACAAAGTATATGTCGATAATACAACATTAACACAGCCATTAGCTATGTCATTAGACGTTACAGGTATTGATACTAACCTAGCATATCTAGAAATTGTTGCTTCTTACTTAGCAGGACTGTTTCCAGTTGAATCTGTTAACGTTGGTAAACTAGCAAGAATACACACAACTAGTTATAGTAGTGTTACAATTAATATTGAAACAGCAAAGAATATTTCAACGGTTGCTGTTGACAAAAATGGTACAGAAAATCAACCAGTGGTTCGAGATATTGCGTTTAACAATATCGAATTCACAAATCCAAACAGACAACTTTTAACTTATGAAGTGCAGGCAAATACTGATCCTGTCACTAACATTACAACAATTGAATGGGTAAACATAGGTATTGAAAGTTTATAAAGATACGATAAATAATAATAGCATTTAGGGGTACAGAATATGGCTTATCAAATTGATAGATTCGACAATTCACTGTTAACAACAGTAGAAGATGGAACTATAGATCAAACAACCAATATCAAATTTATTGGTAAAAACTACGCAGGGTACGGAGAGATTCAAAACGAAAACTTATTGTTCTTGTTAGAAAACTTTGCAGGCGGAAACGCACCAACTAGAGCAATTAGAGGGCAGTTATGGTACGATTCTACAAATAGTAAACTAAAATATTTTGTTGCTACTCCTGGCGCATTACCAGGTATTGGATATTGGAAATCAACAGGCGGTTCTGAGATCGCATCAAGTGCACCTAGTACACTTGTTAAAGGTGATTTTTGGTGGGACGAAGTAAACAATCAGTTATATGTGCATAACGGTACAGCAGGAGATAATCAATATACCCTAGTTGGTCCTCAGTCTGCTGGTTCAGGTATTACTAACATGGTAAGTGAACAAGTAATTGATACGTTAGGTGCTACAAAAACTATTATTAAAGCTGTAATTAATGATCAAACTTCGTATATTATAAGTAACGAAGAATTTACTTTAGGATCACTTAATCCTATTGCCGGCTTTGATAAAATTAAAAAAGGTACAACCCTAAAATATACTTTAGATTCAGACAACGGTGTTACAAATAGTACTAATGTAGCCGGAAATGATTATGTTTACCATGGTACTGCTTCTAATGCAGAAAAACTAGGTGGCGTTGCAGCAAGTGCATATGCACTAAGTGCCGCAGCTAACTTTTCTGCAACACTAACAGCACCTAGTGCAACTATAGATGGAATTTTTGGTCTATCTACACAAAGCGGTGCTGGTGTACTATCAAACAATAATGGTAGTAACAGTGAAATAATTTTTAAAACAACAAACGCTTCAGGTACACTAACTGATGTAGCAAAAATTACACACCCAGCAGTAGTTCCGGTATTAGACAATGTAACTGATTTAGGATCGCCTACATTACAATGGGCAGAAGTACATGCTGTAAACTTTAGAGGCGAATCTGATAAAGCAACTAATCTTAAAGTAAATGATCCTGCAGCAGGCGCACCTAGTCACCAAACAGCAACAGTCACTGCTGGCGGAAATACAATTGCCGCAAGAGATGCAAGCGGTGACATTACAGCAAATGTTTTTCATGGTACAGCAACACAAGCACAATTTGCTGACCTTGCAGAGAAATATACCACTGCTGAAGAATTACCAGCAGGCACAGCAGTTGCAGTATGTGGACATCCGGATCATGAAGTAGAGCCAGCAAGCGCAAGTTCATTCTGTATTGGTGTTGTATCAACAGATCCTGCGCTTATGATGAATTCAGAAGCAGAAGGGCAATATATTGGACTTAAAGGACGTTTACCAGTAAGAGTAAAAGGTCCAGTTTCAAAGGGTATGGCAGTGTATGCTTGGGCAGAAGGTGTATGTACAACTATTGCTTCAACGGCAATGGTAGGCATAGCACTAGAAACAAATAACGATGAGGGCGAAAAATTAGTAGAATGTGTTCTTAAGGTATAAAGGAAAGATAAATGGCCGTCGGAGATTTAATTACAGCATCAAGGTTTAACCTATTGCAAAACAGAATAGCAGCAGTTTTAGGAACTGGCGCTGGACAAACTGGATATGGACAAGGTGCTTCAGGTTATGGTGGTGCTATAAGTAGTGAAGAAGTAACAAACATCCCAGGCGGCAATATGCAAGTTAATGTTACTGCACAGTCTTTTAATAATTTATACAAAGACTTGATAAGAGCAAGATTACACCAAATTGGGTTATTAAGTTCTGAAATAACTGATCAAATAAAAAATCTTGAATTTGTAGCCGGAATTGATATTATAGGCGAAGAGTCAACTGGCACAGGAGCTGATGCTGAATTTAAAGGTATTGCTGATCTAGAAAGAATGATGGATAGAATCGAAACTGATAAATTCTTAGTTGATTCGACTCAGTCAGTAGTCGAATTGGGTACTTCTTCCACTAGAACTTCTCAATGGAATGGACAACTTATACATGAAGTAAAAGTTTCTTTTAATAATTCTGGTCATCGTAGACATTTTTTTAACTCAGGCGGTGAACTTAGAATAGAAACATCTAATTTAGGTTATGCAACCCCTAAAGGCAATGACTGGAGTGTTCTATTACAACGAGCAGGTATAGTTAAGTTTAACCATAGTGATACTAGTACAACTGACCAGGGAACACCTTCTGCAATCGGCAACTATGATTTAACAACTTCTTATCAATTAATTTATACTAAATTAAGCAATGGTGGAATATATCCTACATATAATCAAAATTTAATGGAAATATATGCAAAAGAAGTTTCTGATTCTGAAATACAATTTAAAATTGTATTTGATGATTTGGAAAGCGGCGCAGAAGATGATTTAATTGACGGAACTTTAAAGAGTAGTGTAAATCATTTAAGAGCAAAAAGTACTCTAACTGGTGATGATTTAATTGACTTTTATATCGAAGTTCCTGCACCAGTTTACCAAAACATAACAACACTGTAAAGTAAATAAACTATATATAATGATATAGTTTGACAGGAGTCCCAATGCCTACCTTTATTACAGCCACGCGATATAACAATCTACGTTCTCGAATATTATCAGTAATGGGAGATTCTTCTTCAGGTGCTAACGAAACATATGGCTACGGAAACAGTATTGATTCTACAACAGTAGCAGCAACATCTAGCGGTGATTTGATTAGTGAACAACAGTATTTAGATATTTATAGCGATATTGTAAGAGCAAGAGTACACCAGATTGGAACAACCGCTTTTGGGACAATTGAAAGTCCTTATGTAACTGGTGATTACCTTGCAAACACAACTAATACTGATAAAATTGAAGAAGCTCACATAATATATCTTGAAGGTTTAATGACTGATTGCGAAAATAATAGATTTGACCTACATACTAGTCAACGTTCTGAAACTTCATATTCGAGTAATAGCAGAACAACTCCATGGAATGGTGCTGTAAATCATGAATTCACACTAACATTTGCAGACGCTGCTGCACGTAGAGAATTTTTTAATGCAGGTAGTAGAGTGAAAATAGATTCTACACAAACAGGCGATAACTCTACAAAGGGTCAAGAATGGTCGGGTATAATCGGAACTGGACACGTTGAGTTTGGTTATACAAGCACTATACACAGCACAGGCTATGGTACTGCTTCGAGTATTGGTAACTATGATCTTACTAGTACTTACCAAACTATATGGCAAAAAACAGCATCAACGTATACAGGTAACATTTTTTATATTCAAGCAAAAGAAGATAACACTTCTAGAATTAGATTTAACGTAGTGTTTGACGATGTTAATACAGGCGGCGTTGATGGACAAGGTACTGATGTTGACGAAGACGTCCAGGGCACGTTAACAGTACAACCGTCTGTACTGAGAGCAAATGGTACAATGGTAATAGGGTCTAACACAGTCACCACTGTAAGTGTAGCAGCACCAACTTACAACTCTACAAGCAACCTGTAATAATAAGTATATTCATATTGACTTACTAAACAATCTGTGTTATACTTAACACTAACAGGAGGTAGTATGGACGAAAGATTAGAAAAAGCCCTTGACTTTAGCAAGTATATGGTTACGATCAATAATCAAAAACGTATTCTTCAAGAAAAGTTTAAAGAAAGTTTAATATATTTTACTGAAGGTTCTCAGTTTACTATTACACGAGAGTTAATTACATTTATAGATTTACTAGTAAAGCAAGGTGCAGATACTGACGTTGTTTTGACTGATGACAACGATCGTCCAGTAATGATACCAGACTTGTCTAAGTTTTTAGAAGATATTTTAGATATTTACTTTGAAGCTTCTAACGATTATCATAACAGTTATGTAGCATTGGGTAAAAAACGTTCGGTAGAAAAATTAATAGAAAATGACTAAAGGCGCATTACTATTTGCAAGAAATAACGGATCGCTTGATTATGTAAATCAAGCACAATTTTTAGCAAAACGTATACAGAAGTATTTAAATATTCCTACTAGTATAGTTACTGATTCTCCAGACTACTTAGTAGAAAGTTTTGACCGAGGAATATTTGATAAGATTATTCCTACAGCATGGGAAGTTGTCCAGAATAATAGATTTTACTTTGATGGTACTTTAACACACAAAAAACTTCCTTTTAAAAATGCAGGCAGAGCACAAGCATATGATCTATCTCCATACGATAGCACATTGTTATTAGATACAGATTATATTATTTCTAATGATTTATTTAAATCCTGTTTTGACAGTCAATATGATTTAATGATGTTTAAAAATGCAAAAGATTTATCAGGAACACGTAGTGAAGCAGAGTTTAAGTACATAAGTGAGTGTGGTGTTGATTTTTATTGGGCAACTGTAGTATATTTTACAAAGACTGAATCAAATAAAATATTCTTTGATCTAATTTCACACATACAAGATAATTGGCCTCATTACAGGCGAGTGTATCAAATTGACTCTCCGTTATTTAGAAATGACTTTGCATTTAGTATTGCAGCACATATTCTTAATGGTTTTGATGGACTTGATAGTTGTGTACAAGAATTACCAGGTACGCATTATTATACAATTGATAAAGATATATGTTTAGAAATTAATGATGATTATATGCAATTTTTGGTTGAACGACCAAAATACTTAGGAGAATATCTAGCATTAAGTACTAAAGGAAAAAGTGTTCATATAATGAATAAATTTAGTCTAGAAAGAGTAATTAATGAGCAATAGAGGTATAATAGTTTTAGCACAAAATAGTTATGAAAGAGTATCGAGACAAATACCTAATCATTTCCTCGAAGAGCAATACAAAGGTATTCATGTAGATATATGGTATCCGGATCTCGACTATATATCTGGTCAGCATGTTTGGTATGATAATAAAGTCTTTAGATTTGTTAATACTTGTTTACAGTCTAAAACATTTAATTATGATGATGTAAAATTAGTAATACCTGAAGTCTATATACACTATGACAAAAACGATCTTGTTGTACATCACTTGTGTAAAAAGAATAATATTGTATTATCTGATAATAATATTTACGAAGTGCGTAAAGAAGATGAAACACAATTATATACACTGACTCCTCAATTTGAAGGAGTTAACATTGATATTTGGTATAAAGAAGTTTTACATTTAGCAGGTCAACATGTTTGGCATAATAACAGAGTGTGGCGTGCTTTAGTTGACGTACCAGCAAATAGTGAGTTTACTGAAGACGATTACGAGCCTATTATTGATCAAGAAGTTAAATTGTATGCAGACAGTAACAAAAGTTTAGTATTCGAAAACCCACGGCCGGGCAATTTAGTGTGTTATTATAATAATTTATATACAGTTGATCCTGTACTACAAGTAGACTATGTTAAACAGGCTGTGTTATTAGCACTGTCTCTAAGTAAAAATAGTCCTAATGAAAAAATATCAATTATTACTAACGATATTGTTCCTGCAGATTATGAGATATTGTTTGACAAAATTATTCCTATTCCCTTTGGTGATGATGCTGAAACAACTATTTGGAAAGTTGAAAATAGATGGAAAATCTATCACTGTAGTCCGTATGATGAAACAATTGTAATGGACACTGATATGATGGTGTTTAATGATCTTACTAGTACGTGGAATATGTTAAGTGATTCAGATTTATTCTTTACATCTGAAGTAAGAACATTTAATAATAACGTAATTGAAAATGATTTTTACCGAAAGACATTTACCGAAAACTATTTGCCTAACACATACGTTGGGGTACATTATTTTAAACAATCAGATCTAGCAAAAAACTTTTATAATTTACTAGAAATTATTTGTAAGAATTGGAAAGAGTTTTGGAAAGAGTTTCTACCTAATCAAACACCCGGACATTTGAGTATAGATGTCGCAGCAGCAATTGCAATAAAAATACTTAATATAGAAGAAGAAGTTACAAATAAGAAAAACAATATTCTTACATTTACACACTTAAAGCCGATGATACAAGGCTGGAACAATCCGCCAGATAGGTGGCAAGATAAATTAGGCGTATATTTAGATGACAATTGTAATTTAAAGTTAGGAAATTTTGTACAAAATGGTATATTGCATTATACCGAAAAAGACTTTGTCGAAAAAGTATTTAACAAATACAAGGAAATAACTTATGTCTAATTTAATTAATGCAATAACAAAATTAAACAGTTTAATAGCACAAGGAGATATAAGTTATGTGTATTTTGAAAAAACACATGGCGAAGTCTTTGACATTACAAATAACCCTATAGATAGCGATTATGATGTTATTGAAGTTAATCATGACGAAGTAAAAGAATATTTTTTAGGTAGAGCAAAAATTAGCGAATATGTAGTAAAATATAATCATCAACTTAGAGAATACGTAATCGCTAGAGAGGTTGCAACTAGTTTTTTAAAATCAGTTGAAGATTACCTTTATCAAATTCCATTTAAAGGTAATACATTTGACAACCTAGAAAAGATATACGTTGGTATAGATTTTAGAAAACATAACGCAACTGATTTGTTTTATAAAGGCGATCACGTTTGGGCTAATAATAATGTATACAAACTTCATAAAGATTTTACTGTTGAAGATACGTTAGACACTGCTGAACTATTTCTTGAAAATATAGTATCAGTAGATAAAAAATCTATTCCTTTAATGGCACGAAAAAATAGAAAAGGACATAAAGTTTTAGTTGACAATCAGTTGTATATGATAAATTCGTCTGATGACACTAGTGTATATATTTTTAAAAATGATATTGCAAAACAATGGCAATTTTATAGCACTAAAGATATTGTTGTAAATGAAAAATTGTTAGACAAGGAAATTACTGATAAGGTTGTTATGTTTTTTATCACTGAGCCCGATGATCCTAACATACTAATTCGGACTATTGAAATACCAATTAAAGATTTAATAGACAAGACAAAGTGCATATTTCCGTACATGTACAAATCAGAAGAAGAAAATCTTTCGATATTTACACCACGACTTTATCGTAATTATAGATATGAGGTAGTAAAATGAATTCAATTAAAGTAGCAGACTATGATGTTATCTTTTTAAGTTACGACGAGCCCAACGCAGAAAAAAACTATGCAGACTTGTGTAGTAAAATACCATGGGCTAAACGTGTCCACGGAGTAGAAGGCTCGGATGCTGCACACAAGGCTTGCGCAGAATTAAGCGAAACTGATAGATTTATAACTGTAGATGCTGACAATATAGTATATGCTAATTATATACAACAAATTATAAATTTTAAACCTGAAGCACAGTTAGATCATAGTGTTGTTAGCTGGTGTGGAAAAAATGTTATAAACGGATTAGTATATGGAAATGGCGGACTTAAATGTTGGCCAAAGAGTTATGTTCTCAATATGCGTACACATGAAAATGCTGAACCAGGAAATCCGCAAGGTCAAGTTGACTTTTGTTGGGACATGCGCTATATCCAAATGAATACTACTTTTAGTGATGTGTATAATAATGCAACTCCACAGCAAGCATGGCGTGCTGGTTTTCGTGAAGGTGTTAAGATGTCACTTGATCAGGGAATGAAGCCTGATACAAGTAAACTGTATGACGGATATTGGCAAAATTTACATAGACTTTATATTTGGCAAATGATCGGTGCAGATGTAGAAAACGGACTATGGGCGATATTTGGTGCAAGACAGGGGTTGTATATGACAATGTGTACAGACTGGAACTTTATAAATGTACGTGACTTTTCGTATTTGAATAATTTTTGGAACCAATTAGAAGTTACTGATGAAACACTAATGTCTACAATACAGGATTTAGGTAAAACTTTGATAAAAGAATTAAATATTCCGATATCAATATCTCCACTAAGTGATCAACAAAGTAAATTTTTTAAAACAGTTTATCAAGTGCCAAAAAGAATAAACAAAGAACCATTTTTAATTGAGGATAATAATGACACCTGAAGTATGGAAAAAAGAAAATCTAGATCCTGTTAGTTGCAGTTTTTGTGTAGCTAAGTGGAAACAAGTTACACTACACCTACATACCGGACAGACGCATAGTTGTCATCATCCAGTACCTCACAAAATACCTGTTGAAGAATTAGAAGGTAATTCTAGTGCATTACATAATACAAAATTTAAGAAGTTACAACGTAAGCAAATGCTCGAAGGTGATAGGCCTAAAGAGTGTGACTATTGTTGGCGTGTAGAAGACAATAACGAAATAAGTGATAGAACATATAAGTCCAAAGAACCCTGGGCTGAATCTTATATTCCAGAAATTATTCAAAAACCTTGGGATGATAATGTTAATCCTAGTTATTTAGAAGTAAGTTTTAGTAGTGTGTGTAATTTCAAATGCTCATACTGTTCACCACAAGTTAGTAGTAAATGGATGGAAGAAGTTCAGAAATACGGGCCGTATCCAACTACAACTGCGCATGGCGGTATTGATTGGCTTAAAGATCAAGGTGTTATGCCTATCCCAAATAAAGATTACAATCCTTATGTAGAAGCATTTTGGAAATGGTGGCCCGATGTATCAAAGGATCTCAAACATTTCCGTATTACAGGCGGCGAGCCATTACTTTCTAAAGATACATTTCGAGTACTAGACGATCTTATAGAAAATCCTAGACCAGACCTAGAGTTTGCTGTCAACAGTAATATGTGTGTTCCAGACGGAGTGTTTAATCGCTTTATGGAAAAAATTAAAATAATCTGTAGCGAAGGCAAGGTTAAGAAATTTAAAATATTTACAAGTGCTGAAGCTACAGGAGCACAAGCAGAATACATTAGACACGGACTAGACTACAACAAATGGTTAGATAATATAAACAAAGTATTAACTGAAGTTCCAAATTGTACATTTACTAATATGGCAACATATAACTTTTTAAGTTTGTTTAGTTTTAAAAATCTTATTAAAGATATATTAGAAATTAAAGATACATACGGCGGTTGGCAGGCTAAGCACATGCCTATGATACTTGATGTTCCTTATTTGAGACATCCTGGATATCAAGCAGTTGATATTATGCCTGCAAAGTTTAGAAGATATATATATGATCAGGTTTCTTTAGTATACGATAACATAGAAAACAACGGCTGGTACGAATCAGCTAATAGGAAATTCTTTAATTGGGAAGCCGAAAAGTTTAGACGTATATATGAAATAACAACATACATCGACGAAGAACACGAAACAAAACCCCATGTAATTAATCATAGAAAAAATTTAATTAGATTTGTTGATGAGCATGATAGAAGACGTGGAACTAATTTTCTTAAAACGTTTCCTGAAATGGAAGAAGAATATCATAAATGGAAAAATACTATATGATATACTTTTTATATGACTATGTTTTTCCGGGATATTTTTTACCTAATGCTTTAGAAAGTAATCATGCTGTGTTGAATTACATGCACTCTCAACATAATATAAGCAACGGATTTAACGCCTATACTGACCCTAGCGAATCTAATATTAGTAGACAGATATTTAATAATCAGTTAGGAGACTGGCCTAACAGTTGGACAGTAACAAATTTAAATGCTTTAGAAGAAGTAACTAGTATAAAACATACTTCATTATTCGAAGGAAAACAAAAGTGTAGTCATTATTTTTATGTTGTTAAGATAAGTCCTCATTTAGATCAGTTTGCAGCACATGGAGTTAGGCAATTTTCAAAACTTAATGGTAATTATTTTTGGAAGTATATGTCGCAAGAAGCATTAGAAGATGCTCAAAACAAAAAATGTACTATAATTCTAGATTTAGCTCAGGAAAATTATATCGAAAAACATGAATATGAAAATTTACATAAATGTTTAGAATCGTCCTATATTCCACCGAGTCAAATTATTTTAGTGTTTAATACACATAATGGCCATAAGATATACGATGAATGGTTTGAACCCCATGAACGAAAGATTCAAGTGCGTGATTGGCCGTTTGTTATGTGGAACAGTAGTAAATATTATTCAAAAACTGGTCGATGGGATTCAGAGTTAGAAAAAAGTAGAAAACGTCCTTTTAGATTTTTAATGAAAATAAAAAGTCCTAGAAATCATCGACAAGCACTTCTGTATTCTTTATATTGTGAACAAATTTTAGATCGCGGTGATTGGAGTTATCTATCTGAAAAAACCTCGCTAAATGATCAAATGTTAAAACATGTTAAGATTGAATGGAGTTTAGATTACGATGTCGAAACAGAGTCATTGGTTAATTTATTTCCAAAAAAACTTGCCGACGAGCCCGATACTACTATGAATACTGTAAGTGCATGGACTGATCGAACACGAGAACCTTATAGAAATAGTTATTTTTATATATGCACAGAAACATACTATCATGGAGATCATAAATCATTAACTGAAAAAGTTTTTAAACCGATAGGAAACTATCATCCTTTCTTTTTCTTTTCTTTCAAGGGTGCATTACAGCATTTAAGAGATTTAGGATTTAAAACTTTTAGTCCTTGGATAGACGAGTCGTATGATAATGAAAAAGTTGCACACAAGCGTTTAAAAATGATAGTTTCAGAAGTCAAACGATTATGCGAAATGTCCGAAGATGAAATATATACATGGTATTGGGAAATGCAAGATATTTTAGAACACAATAGAGAGCACTTAATAAAGATTTACGAGTCAGAGCCTTTAACTAAAGACTTTGTAAATTTCTTGGAAGCAAAAGCAAATGAGCTATAAAAATCAAAAATGGAACGAATGGATAGTTTCGCATCTTAATACGTTTGGCAAACAAGTTCCAATTTATAAACCTTCTGTATATCGTGAATACAGAGGAGAAATTTTTACAACTTATCATTCTAGCGACCATCCTGTAACAGAAATTATTTCTAAAGACAGCGAAGTTCACGGAAGATTTAGTAAGTCTTACAAAGGTGTATTAAGAGGCTTGCATTATGATGATAAGACTTATAAACTTGTACAAGCTCTTGTAGGTGATATCTATTTAGTTGTTCTTGATCTTAAAACAGGTAAGTGGGAATCTTATATACTATCAGAAAAGACTAGAGATCAAGTTTTAATACCTCCTGGGTACGCTAACGGTCACTATGCACTAACAGATTGTATATTCCATTATAATATGTTCTACGAAGGCGACTATGTAGACGAAAAGAATCAAGGTGTTATTAAGTGGAACGATCCTCGATTTAGAATAGAGTGGCCTACAACAGATCCTATTTTACAGGAAAGAGATAGATGAAACAATACGATAAACTTTTATCTTTTGGTTGTAGTTTTACACAAGGCGCAGGCCTTAATTCACCAGAGTATCATAGGTGGTTAAAAAAGCATCCTCCTAATGAATATGGAAATTATATGTATGCCAATGCATATCCTACACAACTAGCAAAAATGCTAAATTGTGAAGTAGAAAATCACGGAGTTCCAAGAGCATCGAACGATTTAATTTTTAAGAACGTATATGAGCACACAAAAGATATTAAGGATGGTAGCAATATTCTAGTTACTATGCAAACAACTCTGTTGCCACGTATAATGATTTACTCAAATCAAATAGAAGATTTTGTTACAGTTAACAATTTAGAAATTGACGATAAAAATATCAAGCGATACTACACCTTGTATCAAAAATATTTTTACAACAGAACAGTCGTATTCAATACCCTTATGAAAAATATTGACTTATATACTGTATATCTACAAAACAAAAAAATTGATGTATTGTGGATTCTGTACGATGCAGACGAAGTGCCTGATGAAAGTAAAACCATGATGACATTTGATAACATTCATTACAACATTGATTTATGTCGATATATTTCAACTAATAAATATAGATTATTAGACTTACCAAATTATCCTATAGATGATTCACATTTTTCAGTCGATGGTCACAGAGTAGTAGCAGAACACATACATAGTCATTTAGGAAAATATTATGATTAAAAATTTAGAACAGTATCCTCAGGTGAGAGAAAGCATTTTTACAGCACAAGATCTAATTGAGTTTGAAAATAAAATAATAGAACATTGGGAAGGTGCTAAGATTAGAGGACCTGTTCATTTAAGTAACGGTAATGAAGATTCGTTGATAGAAATATTTAAAAGAATTAAAACAAGCGACTGGGTATTTTCTACATGGCGTAGTCATTATCATGCTTTGTTAAAAGGTCTAAGTCCTAATTGGTTAGAACAAGAAATACTTGATGGTAAATCTATTACAGTTTGTAACATCGATGAAAAATTCTATAGTAGTGCAATCGTCGGTGGACCTCTTTCAATAGCATTAGGTGTTGCTAAGTCTATCAAAGATAACGGAACTGATGATAAAGTTTGGTGCTTTATAGGAGATATGTGTTTTGAAACTGGGCTATTTTATGAAGTCCATAAGTACGCACGTAATTTCGATCTACCATTATACTTTGTAGTAGAAGATAACGAAGTTAGTACAAGAACTCCGACTGTAGCAACATGGAATAAAACAAGAGATTTACCTAATGATGTTATACATTATAACTATAAATCTAAATATCCTCATTACGGTACTGGTAAATGGGTAGTTTTCTAAATGAAAGTTGTTTTTGATAAATGGGTAAATGGAATTGCATTACCTAATGGGTTACATCAGTCCTGTTTATATGAAACTTCTAATCTTTTTAATGAAGAAGAAATTAGAAAAAGAATAGAAGAGACTGTCGGTGTATCTTTTAGATGGCACGATAATTTTCATCGATATACAATTAAACCAGGACTATTAAAACAAGTAAGTCCAGATGAAGTAGATGTTAACGATAATGAAACTTACTTATTTCCTTTAGAGATTTTGCATTTTGAAGTTTTATGGAAGGGCAGTTATACAAAAAATACTAATATTCATTATTCTCTTATGGATACACTGTCAACTAAGATGCGTAATTTAATTCTATCAGGAAAGGTTAAGATTATAATTAATCTTACGCATGATCCGATTATGTTAGACGGTATACGAAAAATAGAAGACTATTTTAGATCTTATGGAATGGATTTAAAAAATTTAATTATGGTTGCTGGCAATATTCAAAAAAATACAGAAATGCATGTTATCGAAAGTTCGACGTTCTTTGCACACGAAAGTGCAAAAGAAATGATGAACTTTCCGTTTGTTGGTAGTCTAAATTATACTGCTGATATAGTAAGAGAGGCAGACCTAGATGGATCTAAACGTAGTAAGCACTTTTTAACTTTAAATAGGGCAAATCGAAAGCATAGATATTATCTATTATACGAATTAGTGCGTACAGGTTTATTAGAAAAAAGTTTAGCAAGTTTTATTTCACCTATGCAGGAAGAAACAGACATTGTACAAAATTGGCTTTATGAACATTACGGTGCTGATATGCCTAAGGACGTAATTGATAAAGCTAATGCAATGATTCCAATAGAACTTGACACTAATCATTTTGATGACAAAACAGGATTTCCATCAAACCAAACTAATAAACAGTGGTATACTGATAGTTATGTAAGTATTGTATCTGAAACAGATTTTATCAATAACGATTATCCTTTTAATTCTGAAAAAACGTTTAGACCATTTGTAAATTTACATCCGTTTATACACTACGGAAATATTGGTGCAATACAACTGTTGCACGAGTTAGGTTTTAAAACTTTTGAACCGTATATTGACGAAGCATATACTAGAGAAGATAATAAGAAGAAGCGTGTTCAATTAATGATGAAAGAAATTAGAAGACTGGGTAATATGTCTCTTGACACAATGCATGATCTGTATTATAATTGTAAGGATATACTTTTATATAATCAAGAACATCTTAAAACTTTTATAGATACTAATCCTTATATAGAGTTGTTTGAAAAAATTGAGGAACTATATCGGTAATGAAATTTTTGCTTATTCATGCAAATTCTGCAAAAAGAGTATTTCAGTCTTTAGCATCATCCGATAGTGCTATAGAGACACCTATTTGGGCAGGACTCTTAGAAAATAGTCTATCAACAGCAGGTATAGGAACAGAAATATTAGATTGCGAAGTCTTAGGATTGACTGCAGAACAGTCAGCGGCAAGGATACAAGACTCTAGATGTGAAATGGCAGTTTTTATTGTCTATGGAGCACAACCGAGCGCTTCTTCGCAAAATATGACCGGAGCAATAGAAGTTGCAGAACTTGTAAAACAATTAGATGCTAATATTAAAATAGGATTCGTCGGCGGGCATGTAAGTGCATTGCCTGTCGAAACACTTGAGTTACATTCTTTTATTGACATTGCATTTACAAATGAAGGTGTACAAGCATTACACGATTTAAGTCAAGCTTCGGACTTAACAAAGTCCTTGTCCTACATCAAAGGTATAGCATATAGGGATGCAGAAGGTGTACATTTAAATGAAGCATCTATTCCTGTTTCTAGAAGCAACCTTGATATTATCTTGCCTGGAATAAATTGGAATAAAATAGATCCTAACAGTGGGTATAGAACAGCTGGCTGGCATAGTTGGACTAATAATTCAATAAAAGAACCTTTTGCATCTATATATACTAGTTTAGGATGTCCGTATAAGTGTTCCTTTTGTATGATTAATATTATTAATAGATCTAGCAATGATCAACTCGACGCATCTCATATGAATGGCTTTAGATTTTGGTCTCCGGAATTTACAGTTAATCAACTTGGTATACTAGCAGCTAAAGGTGTTAAAAATATTAAATTTGCAGATGAACTGTTTGTTCTTAATCCTAGACATTTTGTAAGAATATGTGAGTTAATCATTGAACGAGGCTATGACTTTAACATATGGGCATATGCTAGAGTAGACACTTGTAAACCAGAGCATTTAGAAATACTAAGACGTGCAGGTGTTAAATGGCTCGCATTAGGAATTGAGAATCCTGATATAGAAGCTAGAAAAATTATATACAAAGAAGGGTTTGAAGATGTAAACATTACTACATTGATTGCAAATATTCAATCGCATGGTATTGCAGTAGCAGGAAATTACATATTTGGATTACCAGGAGACACGCAGAAAAGTATGGAAAATACCTTACAGTTTGCTAAAGAAAACTTAACTGAAATGGCTAGTTTTTACTGTGCTATGGCTTATCCAGGATCGCCGTTATATAGACAGTCAAAAGCAAATGGAGTAAAACTTCCTGACCAGTATATAGGTTACTCGCAACACGCATATGAAACACAAAACTTGCCAACAGATTATTTGTCAGCAGCAGAAGTTTTAAGATTTAGAGATTATGCATGGGATAGATACAATAGCTTACCAGAATATGAGAGACTATTAGAAAAAAGATTTGGATTTCATGCAGTAGAGCAATTGCGTAATACAAGAAAGAAAACTTTAAAAAGAAAATTATTAGGTGATTGATGTCCAAGTATTATTTTAAGTATAGCCATTGGAATGAAATAGGGTACATTATGTATTTTTTAAAAAATGGCAAGGTTAATGTAGGAGAGCGAGGTAGCTTTAGTGTTAAACTTAACAATGATTTGTTCTATTTTGGCAAATCTTGGCCTAAAAAAAAATACTTAGAATGTTCTAACAGCATTGATGTTATTAATCAAGAAAATAAAAGTAAAATAGTTTTATCAACTCCTGGCGAAAAGATAGGTCCTAGCTTTTCAGATAATGATATAAAAAGATTTTTAGATAACGGTAATATATATCTTTCTGGCGCAAAATATTCTTTTGATCATAAAAATGCTATAAATGATTATAGATTAACTTTATTTTATTTTTATTATTATTTTGGTCATGAATTTTTAAATTTTTATCCATCTGACGTAAAAAATAATCTTGTTGGATGTTATCACAGACCTTTCCATATAAACGGAAAATTGTCTCAGACTAGACATATGATCTATGATAATATGAAAGAAATATTAAAAGAAGATCTTAAAATTTACAAATCGCATAGTAGTAATATTTCTGATGTTATTAATAGTTATGAAATATTCGGAGTTTGGGAACATAATCACATATCATCTTATACAGATTACCAAACTAGTGTTGTTAATATGTTATGGGAAACAATAGGTAACGATGTAGGTCACAATTGGGCTGATGGTGTCGATACAGACAGTAGATTTCACAGACAACATATATCGGAAAAAACATTAAAATGTTTGTTATATGGTAAAGCAAAAATATTTTTTATGCTATATACGACTCAAGATCAATATAAATGGCTTATTGACAATGGATTTTGGTTACTAAATTTTAAATTTCTTCCTGAAAATTTAAATGAGATTACACAAGATGACGCACAAAATTCTATATATAGCACTTGCAAATATCTAATCGATCTAAAAGAAAAATATAAAACTAATCATAATGTTCAAAAATATTTACTAGACAATTATGGTGAAAAAATAGAAAAAAATTATGAAAAATTAATTCGTATGATTACACAAGATGACGATATGGTATTAACATCAAAGTTTATAAATGCTTTAAAGGGATAAAATATATGAAAATATTAATCACAGGCGGAGCCGGATACTTAGGTTCTACAGCAGCAGAATATTTGTTATCTAAAGGATATGCTGTTACAGTATTAGACAATCTTATGTACAAGCAATTGTCTCTTTTGCATCTATTTAAAAACGACAACTTTTGTTTTGTAAAAGGCGATGTACGCAACAAAGAACTATTGCAAGAATTAGTTAAAGATCACGATGTAATAATTCCCTTAGCTGCTATTGTAGGAATGCCAGCATGTAAAGATAATCCTCAACTTACAGTAGAAGTTAACTACGAACAGATAAAGCACATTGCACAAGTGTTAACAGCAAAACAGAAATTGATTATGCCTAACACAAACAGCCAGTATGGTTCTAGTGAAGAAATTATCACAGAAGAAAGTCCATTTAAACCTCTTAGTTTGTATGCTAAAACAAAGTGTGACGCAGAAGATACAGTTATTGCTAGCGGCGGTGTTGCACTAAGACTTGCTACTGTTTTTGGAATTAGTCCTAGAATGCGCCAAGACCTGTTAGTAAATGATTTTGTTTATAAATCTTTTACGGATGGATATCTCGTTTTGTTTGAAGCGCATTTTAAACGCAACTATATACATGTACAAGACATTGCAAGAGCATTTGAGTTTGTAATAGAAAACTATGAAAAATGTTCAGGCGAAGCATTTAATGTAGGATTGTCTACTGCTAATCTAAGTAAAATGGAACTTGCAGAAAAAATAAAAGAACACATACCTGGTTTAGTTATTAAGCAGGACGAATTTAAACAAGACTTTGATAAACGAAACTATATTGTAAGTAATGATAAAATAGAATCACTAGGTTGGAAACCTTTGTATGATTTAGATTATGGTATAAAACAACTTATTGAAGCATATAGTATTGTAGTTACGCACAACAACAGGAGTTTTACGAACCTATGACATACAAATCAGAAAGAAGATATTTACAAACACTAAGTGAATTAATTGATAGACTTTCTATTGTACAATTAAAAGAAGTCTTTATACCAGAATACAAAGACGAGTACGCACAAGAGATTGATGATATTGTACACGACATACAACTTATACTAGATGAAAATAATTCAGTAGTTGATGCAAAAACTATTAGAGCTATAATAGTTTGCGCACAAATGAATTTGCATATCTGGCAAAATGAATCAAAGTTTCGTAGAGGCGAAAAAGAAGGAAATCTTGAACTTACTCATGGTCTGAACGGAATTAGAAATACAAGTAAGAATATTATACAAGAACTAATTGGTGGAAGAAAAGATTATAAAGTAGACTGTTTAGCAGCAGATTTTAAAGACTGGGAAATAAGTTGGCCGAAAGGAGGACAAAGTGATAAAACGAAAAACAGAAAAAGTAAATAAATCTATTTTATTTGCAGGATGTAGTTTTACTTGGGGACAAGGTCTGTATTATTATACAGGACTTCCTAGCATAGTTGAACAACCGTGGAACACCTACGATCACCGACTAGTAAATCACACACAAATTGAACACGCTGCAAGAATGAGATTTCCAAGACTGGTTGCAAATTACTTTAATACATCAGAAATAGTAGATAGAGTTAACGGCGGCAGTCATCAGAGTATTTTAAAGTGGTGGAATACCTGTTTTTTTAGTGATACTAATTTTGTGGATGGACACGGAAGGACAGATATTCCTTTAGAAGATATTGGTTTAGTAGTAATGCAACTTACTCAACCTCATAGAGATTGTATTGCTTTTGAAGGACCGGGTATTGCTTTTAATGAATTGTACAATGATATTCCTAAATTAAAACGTTTTATGAAGATACATGATATCAAAACACCTGATGATTATGTAAAATGGTATATTGATTATAGTCTAAGACCTATAGAACATTTTTTACGCACTTGTGAAGATAAGGGTATACCTACACTGTTACTATCATGGCCAAATGAAAATTTAGAATGGATTAGAAATAATCCTTGGATGAATGAACGGTTAATGACATTGACTTATAAAGGAATAGAATACCAAAGCATGGCAGACATGATGGACGAACATCAACCTGGTAATCAAGAATTAACAATAAGATCCGATTATGACTATTTTAATCAACCGCCCTTAGATGACCATCCATCAATGTTGTGCCATCATGTAATGGCTGAAAACGTTATTAAAACTATAGAAGATAGAAATTTGTTACAGCCGTTTACTAATTTACCGTCGTTTTCGCCGTTACTACATGTTAACATAAAACAAGGAATTTATCAAAATGAGTTATAAAGAAGAACTAACAAAGGCAATGACCTTTTTAGGTGATAAAAATGATACAAAGTTTATCGGACAACAAATTGTTTTTCCTGGTAATCCAATGAGTGCTACACTCGATAATGTCAACAAAGATAAAATGATAGAAACTCCAGTAATGGAAGAAGTTCAAATGGGGATAAGTCTAGGTATGGCAATGACCGGAATGAAAGTAGTTACCATTTATCCTAGATGGGACTTCTTAATAAGTGCAACAAATCAACTTGTTAACCATATAGATAAGTATGAACTGATGACAGGAAGCACAGCTACGGTTATTATTAGAGTAGGCAAAGGCGCCGATGAGCCATTAGATCCCGGACATCAACATAAGGGTAATTATTTTGAACAATTTAAGTCGTTATGTCCAAACACAACATTTTATGAATTTACATCTAGCGAACAGATATTTGATGTATATAAAAACGCATACGAGAAGGGCGGCATGCATCTAATGTTAGAATATCCGCAATTATATTCTGTATGAAAATTTTTGTAAACGGAACTTTTGATATACTGCATCCGGGACACATGGCATTATTTGAATATGCAAAATCCCAAGGCGACTATTTAAAAGTAGCAATAGATACTGACGAGAGGATAAAAGTAAACAAAGGTTTCGACAGACCTGTTAATAACCAAGACATACGCAGGCGTATGCTAGAATGCATTAAATTCATTGACGAAGTTAGTTTGTTTGGAACAGACGACGAGCTCATAAGTACTGTAAAAGAATATGGTCCAGATTTAATGATAGTTGGATCAGACTATGTAAATAAAAGAGTTATAGGAAGCGAATATGCAAAAGAACTGTTTTTCTTTGAAAGAGATGCAAGATATTCTTCAACAAAGGTCATTGAACGTATTAATAATAGGTGACGGTTGTTGTGATCTAAATCATTACGGCAAAGTAACTCGTATAAGCCAAGAAGCACCTGTGCCTATTTTTGATCTTATGTATACTGAAAGTGCATACGGCATGAGTTACAATGTTGCAGAAAACTTTAAAGCATTGGGCGTAAAGAATATTAATTTGCAAACTTATGTTGTAGAAAACAAACATAGGTATATTGAAAAAGGATCCTATAGGCAAGTTTACAGAGTTGATGAAAAGGTTAAGAGTCAAGAAGTAAAGTTGTCGTATGCTGGCGTATATGACTGTATAGTAATACCAGATTATGACAAAGGGTTAGTTCCTTATGATTTAATAGAAGAAATAACTAATAATGCAACTGTTCCGATATTTATTGATACTAAGAAACCTGATCTTGCAAGATTTAGAAATTGTATAGTAAAAATAAACGAACATGAGTATAATGATGCTATATCAGAAGCAGAAAGTTTAGTTGTAACCCGAGCTGACAAAGATGTGCTTGTTATAGAAAATGGTAAAACAACATCTACTCATCATGTAGAACCAATAGAAATAGCCGATGTAACCGGTGCAGGAGATAGTTTTTTTGCAGCCTTTGTTACATATTATATGTTAACTGATAATAAAGAAAAGGCAATAGAATTTGCAATAAAGTCTAGCCAAATTTCTGTACAACATAGAGGCGTATATGCTCCGAGATTGGAAGAAATATGCAAAGACTAAAAGGACATGTAGAAAAGGGTTGGGGTAGTGAATTAATATTTGCTACTAACGACTTATACTGCGGTAAGTTATTAAATTTTAACACAGGTGCAAAGTTTAGTATGCATTTTCATCGAGAAAAGGACGAAACTTGGCATGTACTATCAGGACATTTTGAAGTCCGTACGATTGATACTAGAACAGCTGATATAGAGGTACATGAATTACGTGTAGGAGATTCGTGGCATAATCCTCCATTGCTACCGCATCAAATAATTTGTTTAGAAGCAGGTACACTAGTAGAGGTTAGTACACCAGACAGTGTTGAAGATAATTACAGAGTTGCCAAAGGAGATAGTCAAAAATGAAATATGTAGTTGACATTGACGGAACAATATGCTACACTAAAGACAGTGATTACTATAACTCAAAACCTAACTACGAACATATAACTAAGATTAACGAATTATATATGGACGGACATACAATAGTTTATTGGACAGCCCGAGGAGCTAATTCAGGTATAGACTGGACAGCATTAACTAAAGAACAGTTGTTTTCTTGGGGAGTTAAGTATCATAATTTGTGGATGCAAAAACCTCATTATGATGTGTGGGTAGACGATAAAGCTGACTGGATATTTGATGTATGACATTGTTTTTATAAGTTATAAAGAACCTAATGCTGCTGAAAATTATGCTGCACTAAAAGAACGATTTCCTATGACTAAGCCTGTTGACGGAGTAAAAGGAATACATCAGGCACACATTGCTGCTGCAAAGAAATGTTTTACTAAAATGTTTTGGATTGTTGACGGTGATGCACAGGTTTTAGATTCCTTTAATTTTGATTATGAAGTTCCAGATCATCAGTTAGATCATGTACACGTTTGGCGCAGTAAGAATCCTATAAATGGTTTAGAGTACGGCTACGGCGGAGTAAAACTTTTTCCTAGACGTATGACAATAAACATGGATACAAGTAAACCTGACATGACTACAAGTATTAGCGACAATTTTCGAGTAATGAACGAAATAAGTAACATTACTGCATTTAATACAGATCCGTTTAACACTTGGAAAAGTGCATTTAGAGAATGTGCAAAATTATCAAGTAAGTCTATACAAGGACAACTTAATATTGAAACTGAAGACCGATTGGCGGCGTGGCTAAATCCTATTTCAGATGCACTTTATAGAAATGAAGCAAAACGCGGCGCCCAAGAAGGCAGAGAATACGGAGAAAAACACGCACAATCACCGCAAGATTTGCGTAGAATAAATGATTTTGATTGGTTGTATGAACAATTTTCAAACAATACCCTGGGATAAAATTACCCAATTTGGACAGAAGACACTCCTAAAGAGCCATCTTTTCACAGTTTCTTGGATACTGGCTAGATTTTGTAATTATTCATGCAGTTATTGCTGGCCATACGCTAGATCTAGTACCCCTGACCACCAAGATCTAGAATTGTACTTACACACACTAGATAGTATCAAGGCACAGGCAAGAGATAACGGTTTTACAGATTTTCATTTTTCGTTCAGCGGAGGCGAGCCTACAGCGTATAAATACTTTGGGGAGATCATAGATCATTACTGTAGGGATACAGCACCCGAATACCAAAGTATTCATATGACCACAAATCTATCACCAGGTGTGAAATGGTGGAACAAGTGGATACTTAACACAGACACACTGCAAAGAAAAAGCATCACAGCGAGTTACCACGCTGAGTTTGCTAATGAACAGGAGTTTGGAGATAAGTGTCTCTTATTAGCTGATAATGAAGTATTTGTTACAATCAATCAAGTCATGGTGCCAGAAAGGTTTGAGGAACTTTACGAACGCTGTGAACGATTTGCCGCCCGAGGTATTAATGTCACTCTCAAACCACAATCCGACCCCACTGCCTCCTTCGTGGTACATGGATATACACCAAGCCAACTTAGACAGATGCAAACAGGATTCCCCCAAAGAATCCCAGATAGATATAAAAAAATAATTCCTTTATACCAAGTAGAATTACAAGATGATGCAGGTAACATATATAATGTTGATCAAGCCGAGCGATTCAATGCCTTTGGTTTTAATAAGTTTAAAGGATGGACTTGTAATGCAGGATATCAAGGATGCGTTATAAGAGGTAATGAAGTAAAGCGGAGTTATAGTTGTAGTGAAGAACCGTTAGGCACACTACAAGACGGTTTTACGCTGTTTAAGGCACCATCTAAATGTGTTACTGATACTTGTGTAAGCAGTGCTGACTCAAAGATTCCTAAGGTAAAAATATGAAAGTTGAAATAGAAGATGTATTGTTTTGGATGGATGCAATCCGTAATAGCGAAGATAGATATCGCACACTCGAAAGTTTTTGGAAAGGACAAGTTCGAAGTAAAGTTTGGCTTAGTGATCATTTAAACAATTGGTACATAGGTTTAAAAGATATAGTAATATTCGGAGGGTGGAACGGAGTGTTGGCAAGTATTCTTTTTAATGCTCGTCCGGATATTAAAAGTATTATTAGCGTTGATATAGATCCTACTTGCGAAGAAATTGCAAACACTGTAAACAAGCGTTATGAAATGGAAGGCAAATTCAAAGCAGTAACCGCTGACATGTGCAACTACAAGTACGATGCACATTTAGTAATCAACACAAGTTGTGAACATATTAATCAACAGCAGTATGAAACTTGGTTAAGTAACATACCAGAACAGGCTATGATAGTATTACAGAGTAACGACTATTTTGATTTAGATGAGCATATAAGATGTGCTACTGACTTAGAAGACTTCGTAGAAATGAGTAAAATTTATGTTACATGGAAAGCAGAGTTGCAAACTGAAAAGTATAAAAGATTTATGCTTATTGGTCAAAAAGTAATAGATTGATCTTTAAATTTGTTAAAACTTTGTTCTAATAGCGCATTATGTTTTTCCACATCAATTATTCCACCGATTGCTACCATGACCTTTCCTGGCCCAGCCATTGTAGCACCGTGATAGTATTTGTCGTGTGATAAACAAAACACAGGATTACCTTTATCTATTTTAGGATAAATTTTATCACCGTTATCATTTTCAGAAAGAAAAAAACTTTTGTATTCGTGTTTTGTAAGTAGTATATTATAACGCTTTGGGTCTAATAATTTTGTATCATCGTCGACTATTTCAAAATCTTCTCTATCTTTATGAATCGGTACATCACTTGTTTGTTCTAATGCCATTACTAAACTTAGTTGTTTATACGGTAATTGATCTATAACGGAAGCAATTTGCGGAAATTTAGTATCAAAACTATCGTAGTATTGTCCAATGCTATCCATTAATACACTTGAATGTTTTTTATGGTATTGATATATATCGACGTCATTCCATTCGTCTCTTAGCATTCTTCCAAATATAGGATAAGTTTTCCATAATCCACTAGCACACGGCATGTGATCTGAAATAGCTCCTATTGCATGAAAATGTTCTAATATTTCAGATTCGTTAGGTAAATCAACTTCTATGTCGATTGGCAAGTATGCAATATTGTTAAACAATTCTTTTCCTTTAAATTTAACAAGTCTATTTATAAATATATCTTGTTCTTTTCTTAAGAGATTTAATTTTTTTTCTATATTTAATTCTTAAATATATTGATTTTAAAAATGCAAACATTTTATTCTTTCAGATATGTGTTCGCTTATTAACTTATGAGCATTATGTGAAAAATGGTAATGAGGCAAATAGCAATAATTACTAATTTCTTCTAAAGACTGCTCTGATAATTTAAAATGATTCATATCATTAAGTAACATATTTTCTACTGAACTTAAATCAAAAGAATTATCTGTATGTGTTATTGTAATATTGTCGTTAACTTTATAATGATATTCGCCATGTGGTTGATTTAGTTTAGACGATGAAATCGGCAATACATAACAAATTATATTTTTTAAATTTAATTTATGTATTGTGTAAAGTATAGACATATAGTCTTCTTGCATAGTTAGAGATTCGCTAAAAAACTCAAAAAAGTATTCTTGCAAAATATTATTTTGCGTTCTAGATAAAAAATGAATAGGTTGAGTAGGTTGTAAAACAACACTTCCAGCTTCAGTTTGAGAATAAGTCAACAACATTCGATTATGGGTTGTTATTTGTATAATTGCTATAGTATTTGTGTAATAATCTTTAGGAAAATATTTTAATGTTCGAAGAGCAATTTCTTTGTTAGAAATTCCTTGCTCAGCAATATTATCGACTGGTACTTGTAAGTTTTTACTTAACAATGACGGATATGCAAATTTTTTGTTATACGCAACAATTTCTTCTCGAGGTACATTCTGTTTAATATTTTTAGTATTAAATGCATTTAATTTGTCAAATACAACACTACCTTTTTTGTGTGAAAAATTTACTTTTTGATTTTCAGGTGTTGATAATTTAGAATATTCTGGAATATTTTTTTCTTCCCAAAGTTCTATACCAGCAGTTACGCTGCAACCTGAAATGACTATTTTTTCCATCATAAAATATTTATATTATGGTTAATACAATTTTAGTAAATCAGGTTTTGACTTATCGTATTCGATGTAAGGTTTATAATTATATCTAGCAGGAACTTTATCTGGAAGTTCTAAACCTTTGTTAGTTGCAGTATCTCTACGTATTATTTGATGTAGGAAATTTGTTATACCATCATGTGGAACAAAATAATTCCAAGGCCCTGTGCGTAATTCTTCCATATCTATATTAGTTTCGTCACACCATTGTATTAGTCTTACTATTTTTCCTTCAATGTCTACCATCATATGGTAGATATTGTTATCTGCAGGGTTTATATCAATAAAGCTTTTATTGTTTTTTTCGCACCATTCCTTAGCAGCATAATATAAGGTGCTTAGTCTATAAACATTCTGTGTTGCATTTCTGCCTATTTCGCTTCCTAAGCGCACTCTGAAAGTGTGGGGATGCCACGGTGAATTAATAATTTCTTGTAGGATATCAGGTAATTCGTTCATTTCTATCATTGTATAACTAATGTACCCCATATCTAAATCTTGTTCAAAGATATTGTTAATTGCAGTTTCTTGTTTATTTCTAATTACTTTATGATTATGGTATGAAGGATGATTTAATCCTACGTTTACAGAAACTAATCCTGCTGCTTTTGATTCTTTAAGCCATCTTGTATTATTAAATCGAATGCCATTGGTCATTACAGCCGGATGCAGAGTTTCGTGTATTTCGCTTACTTCTGCACACAGTTGTGGAAAGTCTGGACGTAAAGTAGGTTCAGCTCCTGCTAATATAATTCTATGTATACCGTCTCCTGGTTTATCTATGGGAAATGTTTTAATTGTATCTATTAATATTTGTCTATTTACATCTGCTGAATCGTTATCAGGCAAATGATAGCAATGGGGACAATCTAAATTACATCTGTCTGTTGTTTCTATTAATAAACCTCCAGACATATTAAAACTAGGATCTTCCATAGATTTCATCAAACCATAATAAAATTCTGCACTAGTTTCTATTATATATTTTTGAACCCCATGTTCATTACAATATTTAACTAGATAAATCATTCCGTCTTCTTCCATCCTATAGGCAGGAATATGACTATGGCAATGATGACAAAGTGAAACTGTAGGATCTAATATTTTTCTGTTACCAATGTACTTAAAGATTTGATCAATGGCTTGTTCTGTAAATTGTGTCAATGAAAACTACCTTCCTCTACCTTACTGTCTACTAAACTTACTGGCTGTAATGATTTTTCTTGTTCTTTAGTAATCTCACTTGTACTTATGTGTTTATAGGGATTGGTGGTATTATATAGATCGGTCTTATGTAAAAACTTTTTATACATTTGATCTGTTTGATGGCTTACTTTTGATCTATCTCTAACTTCGTATACGCAATCATATTCGGTCCATCTATCAATATCAACGGTACTATTTACAAAGTACGGATACTCTTTATTTTCGTCTTTCATAAATGCATATTGTAAATCTTCTATACACTTAGGTAACTGAATTAATTTATTTGCAATCTTAATTACTAAATTAATCACATAATCTTTATGAGCAAAGAACTCTTGAGTACCATAACTTTCTGGTAACGTAAGGGCTACAATATTTCCCCACTTACTCTCTGGAGGAATTTCTCCGTTTACTAGATATGCAAGCATTATTTCTTCCACATCTTTTTGTAAACCTCCGATCCATTCGTCTGATTTTATTTCTTCGTACATAAAATCGTAAAATTCTCTATAAGAAACACCTGCAATATTGTTAAGATATTGTGCAACTATTTGACTATATCCTGCATAATGAAATTGAGTTAAAACCCAACTAAAACTTAAACAATCTGCAAGATCTTGTGAAGATGCTGTATTAGTAGCACTAACCATTGCAATTACTTCTTCACTACCGTCTTCTTCGTCCCAAATCCTTTCTTCAGGACGTCTATATAGGTCTTTAGGATGTATAAGCTTTATTCCGTATTTTTCTTGATATGCAGGGTCATCCATTTCGCTATTAGGTATAACAGTTGCTAGATATGTTTTTACACTGTTATGTTGTCCTAACTCTAAAAGTTTCATAAGACCATTAATATATGTATCTTTAGTTTCATAGGGTAATCCTAGAACTAGTTCGGTATAATGACGTATTCCGTGTTTATTACATTCAGCATAGGTTTTTTCGATATTATTTAGACCCATATTAAATCTTTTAACAGCCTTTAGTGTGTCAACGTTTAAACTTTGTATAGCAACTTCTAAACCATAAGTCCATTCTTGAATTATTTTTTCCATTTCAAAACACGCTGGATTAAGATTTTTTGCATGGTTAAATGTTACACGTCGAATGTTACTTCTTGGATCTAATATTGCTTTACGTATTAGATGTGCTATCTCTACATCACGTTCTCGTAATATACCGCTATTTGCATCAATAGGAAAGATCCAATGTATATTATGAGTTATTGCCCATTCTATATCTGCTTGTACTCTTTCAAAGGCAAAAGTTTTTAATTTATTTAAATAAGATGCACCCCATCCGCAGAACGTACAATGATAAGGACATCCTCTATTTGTTTCTAACATCATAAACCAAAACACGCCAGGATTGTCAGCAATTATTTTATCAAAAAATCCAGTAACATACGGACTAGGATAATCTTCAATTTCTTTTTGTCTCGGATTATTCCAATATCTATCTAGAGATTCGTTGTTTAAAATTTTATGTAACAACTCTGCCCATTTTTCTTCGCCCTCACCGAACATTGCTACATCGATAAATTCGTGTTTTGTCCAATTTTCGTTTACACTTGGACCACCAAATACAATGATACATTCGGGCCAGCGTTCTTTAATTCTTTTAGCACAAGTAAGATTCCAATTTTCATTCCATACATAACAACTAAAAGCACACACTACCGGATCTTCTATTCTATCCAGTACGTCTTTTTGTCGCTCACGTTTCCATATTACATCTTTTAACTCGTAATTATTCTGTATATCTTCAAATTGATTACAATACGCCCAAATACATCCTACACTATACGGTAAATAATGTTCGGGTCGTGTGCCTGAAGATATTTCTGGTTGAAATAGATAAACATTTTTTTTCATCAACAGTATTTAGTGTTAAATACGTTGGAGATATTATATATGACCCCAAAAATATTTTTTCCCTTTACAGAAAATAACAATAATTCTGACTATAATATTGTTTCGAGATATACAAAGTTTGGTTATATTAAAGACGGAAAGGACTTCTTAGACACAAGTCTTGGTAGTTGTGGTAGTTTTATGTTAGGATTTGATAGAACTGACATTATTGATTATGTATCCAACCGTTCAAAAGAAATACCATTTGTAAGTGGGGAATACCTAAGTACAACTGATGCAGTGTTAGAACTTTCACAAAAGTTATACGATATGACAGATGGATATTACAGTTTTTATAGTTTATCAGGTAGTGATGCAGTTGAGGGTGCTGTAAAATTAGCAGCATTATATCATCAATGTAACGGTAATATGCAAAAAAATAAGATTATCGGAGTAACAGAAAGTTATCATGGTAGCACTTATCTTAGTTCTAGTATAAGTGGCGGTAGTTTTATGACTCGCACACTAGGACGCAATCAATTTTGTAAAAGTGTATATAGAGATGATAATGAAAACATTTTATTTAATAATTTACAAAATGCATTAGATGCAGATGACATAAGTTGTGTTGTTATGGAAAGTTGTAGTTGGCTTGGAGGTGTAACACCATACAGTGACAACTTTTGGAAATCTCTTAAATTGTTATGTAAGTCAAAAGATATTTTGTTAATTATTGATGATATTGCTATGTGTGCTGGAAAATTAGGAAAACTAAAAGGATTTAATGTAGACCCTGATATATTTGTAATGGGGAAAAGTTTGAGTGGTGGTTACTTTCCTCTTAGTTCGTGTTTAATGACTAAAGAAGTTTTTAATACAGTAAAAGATGAATTTTGGAGTCATGGCTTCACATATAGTTTTAGTTTAACTGGTATATATAGCACATTAAAATATTTAGAAATTATCGAAAAAGAAAATATATTTGAAAACTATAAGTATTTAAAACCAAAAAGCAATCTTATGTTTAGTCAACTAGTAGAAGACGGTATTGTTGAAAGTTATACTTCGTACGGTTTATATTATAACTTAAAATTTTTTCCTGTAGATAACATACCGTTAGCACAAAAAAAATTCTTTGAAAACGGTTTAAATGTAGGTATACAAAACTACGAATGGAAAGGTTTACGTGTTGTAATTCCATTGACCGCAGACAATGAATATTTTAATCAATTAGATACTAGATTACGCAACGCTTTAGACCACTACGTTTAATATCTAATGTCATACAATGTATTCCTCCTGCCCAAAACATTCCGTGACGTAGTTTACTTACGTGACAGTTAATATTATATTCTCCTAATTTAGCAAACACTTCTGGCTGTTCGGTTGCAAATATAATATTATTTGGATCTACTACTAAAACATTTGCTTCAAACGCTACTTCTTGACAATATCCTGTCCATTGATCAAACCAATCTTCTAACCAATTATAAGAAAACGGATCTACTTTATTGTTAGTTTCTTCTATAAAATTTTTATAATCGAATCTTTCAAATAATCCATCTAGTAATATTAATTCTTTATTACGTAGGCATTGCGGAACCCAATGTTCGTCCATACATATTACAGTGTTATCGTTAGGCATGTAAAATCCGTGATCTATATGACCCCAACTATCGACATATGTATCTTCATTGTGTATAAATTCAGCATCAACGTTACGTTTTATCCATTCTAACCCTAACTGAGTGCCCGGACCTTGATTATTTACAATAATATCTTTGCCTGCTTTAAACATTGTAGCAGTATGCCATAATAATGTGTAGTTTAAACGATTATGGTAAATGTCCTGCCCGTCTAGATACCATTTTTCGTTATTATTTAGATTGTTTAAAATCGGCGGCGGAAGACTTAACCAATTATGCCCTTGCTTAAACAAATCTTTAAATAGGCTATAGTAATTAAATCCGTCAAAGTACCTATCTGGTAAACTAGTGTATGTTTGATATATAGTTTTATCGTATACAAAATATTGATCTCTCGGGACAATAGGATTAGTTGCGTTTAAAATACTAAAATTATGTAAATTAGACTTTTGTGGAAATATTTTAGGTGTTGGTCTCAAAACTTTTGTGTTAAATGATGAAATTAGTGCTGCTAAATTGTCTAAGTCTTCTTTTGTTTCTTTTAATATTTTTTCTAATAATGGTTTTGCCTTAGGATCGATACTCCAAGTGTCTGGCACTTCAGTTAGACAATTTCCAACAATACATAATTCTAAAGGATCCCAGTTTGTATATATACTCATAATTCTATTTTCTTTTTAATATAGCGTTGTAAAAAATCTTCCAGTTCTTTGTTAGGCCATTGATTATAATGTTTTTGTTTTTTTTGAAGATCTTTAAAACTTAAATTCATTAATCCATGATCTCCCCAGTGCCAAACACTAACGCCCATATCAACTTTATACTGTTTATATATTGTATTACAACTTTTTACTGCCCAGTCAAGATCCATGTAATCATTTTCCCAATCTAATAATTCGTCAGCATATTTTAGAGAACTCACAGCATGTAAAGATTCAGAAGGTGTTTTTCTTCTTCTGTATCCTAATGCTTTCCAATTATTACTTATAAAACTTAATTTTGAATCCATACTACTTAACGGTATTTCTAATGCATAAGTAGCACTTATGTCTCCTTTAGATGTCCAATTTTTCATAAGCCATTCAATGCCACTTTCCCAAGTTTCTTTAGTTTCAAACGGTAATCCACACACCATATTAATATTGCCTCGATATGGTTCTATTGCATCAAACCATTCTCGTATTTCGAGTAAGCCTTCTTTTACTTTTAATGGATCCATTCCTTTCCCTACACTAGAGCCAGTTTTTTTATTAAACGTTTCTATACCATACATATGCCCAAATACACCTAACCGAGACAATGGATCCCATGTATCTTTATTAGCAATTAATAAATCTGCTCTCATAAATCCGTGCATTCTTAATTTAAAATTTAATGTATCAGCTACATTTGCATATTTTTCTATCATAGATTTATCTTGATTTAATGTTTCGTCTGCTGTATAATAATTTGTCACACCAAATTTATCATAAGCATCTCTAACAGTGTACTCAAAGTCAGAAGCAGCAGTTGAGTGATCGTCTTTTACGCCTAATATAGGATAATTGCAAAATTTGCAGGAAAATTTACAACCTCTTGTAAATTCTATGGTAAGCCACTCCCAAGGTTCTATAAGATCTCTATGTTCGTATATAACACCTAGTTCGTTCATCGGAAATGCAGGGTAAGTGTCATTAGCAAGAATAATTTTTTTATTTTCCCATCTTGTGTCAAACTTGATAGTTCCGTTGTTTTGAAAATAATTAGCTAATTGTATTATTGCTTTTTCTGCATAACCTACAGTATAATAATCTATTGATTCGTTATTAAATTTAGGATATGTATGACTGCCGTAAATAATTTTTATTTCTGGATAATAATCTTTGATCCAATGTGATAACATATCTATATTCTCTGGCCAGTTACCAAACCAACACCCAAATCCTATAAACTTTGTTTTTTTATGTATTCGTGATTTAATAAAATTTTTTAGTTGTTCTAAAGTCCAAAAACTAGCAAAGTCTACAACTTCTATATCCCATCCATTATTCCTAAGGTAATGTGCAATACGATGCGGTCCTAGGAATCGATGGGGCATCATATCGTGTACACCGAATATTAATGCATGGTCCATTATGTTCCCCAGGCTATTTTTTTCTTTTTATATCTTTCGTAAAATGCATCAACAACACCGTTTTGGTTATGGTGTAAATCTGATTTTATTATTTTAGATATAGCCCTATTATCATTTTTCAAAAGTAAACTATAATCGCTAAAGTGCCAAGAACCTACACCGTTTGTGGGGTTTAAAACACGGTATGCTTCCCCCATTGCCCATATAGCCCATTCTATATCCATATAATCATTTTCCCAGTCTAACAAGTCTTCAGTAAACATACCACCGCCCATAGTCAGTAACTTCTTTTGTTCAGTTCCGCTTTGTAACTTTGTCTTTCTATCTCGGTAACCCATATCCTTCCAACTTCGTGTAAATAAACTCGGCTTTGCATCACCAGTAGGTAAAGGAATTTCTAGTCTGTTAAATGCAGAGAATTCACCTGCCCAATTCTCTTTTAACCAGTCTACACCTTTCCAAAAAGTTTCTTTAGATTCATACGGTAGTCCAACAATCATACTAATATGACCTCTATAAATACTATTAGCCCTAAAATAATCTTTAATTTTTATTAAGCCTTCTTGTAATTTTTCAGTTTTCATTCCTTTACCTATAGTAGCACCTGACTTTCGATTAAAAGTTTCTATGCCATAATGATGACCGGTAATTCCAGTATCAACCATCATTTGCCAAGTATCGGGTTGTGCAATCATTAAATCAGCTCGCATAAATCCATGTGCTTGTAATTTAAAATCCCAAGTGTTTGCAACATTTGCAAACTTTCTCATCATTTCTTTATCTTGATTTATTGTTTCGTCAGCAATGTAATAATTCGTAATGCCAAATCTATTATAAGCATCTTCAATTTGTTTTCTAAAATTTTCTGCACTTATACTATGATCTTCTTTAATACCTAGAATGGGAAAATTACAGAATTGACATTTAAATTTACAACCTCTTGACAACTCTATAGTAAGCCATTCCCATTCCTCTAAAAAGTCTCTATCTTCGTAGTATGCTGCATACGTCTTCCTAGGCCATGCAGGATAGTCTTCATTAGCGTCAATAACTTCTTTGCCTTTCCATCTAGGAGAAAATTTTAAATTACATGGTTTTCCTAAAATGTCCTTTACAATTTCTAATATAGACTCTTCGCCGTATCCTACACTATAATAATCTATAGGTGATTCTCTTGTGTGAGGAGAAGACATACTACCATATACTAAAGGAATGTGCGGGTAAGTTTCTTTAAGCCATACTGTAAATGTTACTATTTCATCGGGCCATGTTCCGAACCATGCTCCGAAACCAAAAAACTTTATGTTTTCGTCCATTCTATTTTCAACTAAACTTTTTAGTTCGTCTAAAGTAAAATAGTAAGAATAATCTACAACTTCTGCATCCCATCCTTCTTGTCTTAGAAATGTACATATTCTATGAGGACCTAAAGGACGATGTGTTCCGGCACGATGAACGCTAAAAATTATACATTTATTCATAAGTTTATTTTATTCCGTTTATATCTTTCGTAAAATGATTCTAATTCTCTATTCGGACTAGGGTTAGAACTTTTATTTAATTTTGATATCTTATTTAGATCATCTGTAACTAATCCGTAATCTCCGAACTGCCACATATTTATACCATTTACTGATGAAATTCTTTTATTTGCTATACTAACAATTTCATCGGCAGTTTCTAAATTCATATAATCGTTTTCCCAATTTAGTAAAGATCGACCGTACCCAAAGTTTTGTTCTATATTTTTATGATAAGGTACTGTTGCTTCTCTATAGCCTAATTTTTCATAGTTAAGAGATATGTACGACAATTTTACATCCTTATCGTCAGTAGGAATATCTAAAGAAAATATAGTTGTATTTTCTCCCTTCCAATTATCGTAGCACCAATCTACTCCTGCATTAAATGAGTCTATGCTTTCATGTGGCAATCCGCATATTAAACTTATTACTCCTCGATAAGTGTCATTCGACTTAAACCATTCCCGTGCTTCTAGCAAGCCATTTTTTAATTTATCAGGATGCATTCCTTTGCCAATACTACTACCAGATTTTTGATTAAATGTTTCAACCCCGTAGTAGTGGCCATAAAACCCTAACCTATTTAAAGGTTCCCACTGTTGCTTTTGCGCTACTAATAAATCAGCTCTTATAAATCCGTGCATTCTAGGTTTAAATTTTAGTGTATCGGCAACACTTGCAAATTTTTCTAATTTGTCTGTACTATCATTAAAAGTTTCGTCAGCAACATAATAATTAGTTACACCAAATCTTTCGTAGGCATCCTTTAGTTGCACACCAAAGTCTTCGGCATCCCTACTATAATCGCTTCTGACTCCTAGTATAGGAAAATTACAAAATTTACATTTAAATTTGCATCCACGAGATAGTTCTATACTTAACCACTCCCAGGATTCTATAAAATCTCTATCTTGGTATATAACATTAAGAGACTTCATTGGGTATGATGTGTAAACATCTAATGCAGAAACAACTTTTTTATCTTTAAATCTTTCATCAAATTTTACTTCGCTATTTGATAAAAGTTTTACTATTGCATTTTCTCCGTAACCTACAACATAGTAATCTATACTATTAGAGTCAAACCAAGGATAAGAATGACTACCCCAAATTATCTTTACATCAGGATATGTTTCCTTAATCCAGGTAGTAATAGACTCGTAAGTTTTTGTCCAAACGCCAAAAAATGCACTAAATCCGCAAAATTTTGTTGCCGAGGTTATTCGTAAAGCACAGTATTCTTTTATTTCTTCGATGCTAAATTGCTCTACAAAATCTAAAACTTCTATATCCCATTCTTGTTCTCGCAAGAAAGAAGCAACACGATGAGGACCTAACATTCTCCTAACTGTTGGTAAACTTGTAATACTGAATAATAGACCGTGGCTCATAAACTGCCAATCCTAGCATAGAGAGATATTTCCGTCATATAAATATTTATATGAACCTACAATCCGAGACATTCGACATTGACATCTTTGCAACTAAAATATATAAAGCAAGATACAATAAAAGTATAAAAGATATAGAAAGTGTGCTCTTTGAAGTAGTGAATTTCGATCAAGTATTAAAGAACAATCAAGGATCAATGAGAGGCAATGGTATATGTTCTTACGTCCATAAAAGAGATTTACAATACGATCCAAGGTTTTCTGATGTAGTAGAATTTATTACAAATAGTTGTAAAGAATATTGGAAAAATTGCGGATTTAATTCAAAATATATTCCTATTATAAAAGAAATGTGGTTTAACATTTACAACACGGATAGCCATATAGATTTACATAATCACTCTCCTATGGTTACAACTTGTAGTTTTTATATAAAAAAACAATTAAACAACAGTAATCTTGTATTTGAAAATCCTTTATCTACGTTACTCAAACACCAACCTTATAGCATTGATAAAGAAACATATCATACACTTTTTGAAAATGAAATAAATGCAGAAACAGGTGATATTGTATTATTTCCAGGATGGTTAAATCATAAAACGCTTCCTAATAAATCAACTGAACAACGAATAATGATTGGTGCAAATATATGCAGCGGCGTTTAGAACCCCAATTGATGCTTAAAGATTATAGTGTAAAAGCATTTGCAGAAGCAGATAAAACTCCTACACGAAAATTATTTTTAAAATTACTAGACGACTATTTTAGTCCTAAAACGTTTAATAATGTTTTAGATTTGTGTTGCGGGCCTGCCCAGTACACAATAGACCTAGCAGAAATGTTATACTGTCAAATTGATGCAATTGATGGTTCGTCTCCTATGCTAGATATTGCAAAAACAAATATAGAAGAAAGCGGTTTAGATCATTGTATTCAACTGCATAATTTACATTTACCTTTTATCACTGATAAAAAATATGATCTTATAGTATGCGTAAATAGTTTGCATCATTTTCACAATCCTAAGGACTTTTGGATTACCTTAAAACATCATTCTAAAAAAGGCACAAGTGTACTAGTAATTGATTTAGCAAGACCTAAAACAAGTCCGAGTAAAGTTGTAGAATATTATAGTAGTAACGAATCGAGATATTTTCAAAATGACTTTTATAATAGTTTACATGCTGCATTTACTAAAGAAGAAGTACAAGGACAATTATATAATCTTGGTTTAGACTTAAATGTTGAATATCAACCTTCTGCATTAGATGGTTTTGGAATGATAATAGTCTGGGGAGAATTATGATAGAACATATTATAGAAACAGATGGTAACAATACACCTCTTTTCGTAAAAGGACTTACTAGTGGGTTTAAGAAAAATCAACCTAGTATAAAAATTGGAGCAGCCCGCGGCACTCATGAAAATCCTCAGATAGTACAGCAAGGAGATCAATTAGGTACTTTAAAGTTTAACGCATATACAGGCGCTGCTGGCGAACCTTATGGAAATGCTGCATTTATAAGTGCAATAGCAAGTGAAACTCCTAGTTTTGGGCAAAAAACTATAGATGCAGAACTTTTATTAGGATCTATTAACAGTGTTGCAACAGGAGACTTTGTTACAATAAATTCTAAAGGTATTATTAAACCAAAAGGAATTATAATAGAACACACTCTTAATAGTGTGGCGCAACGTGATAAATCAAAACCTTGGTGGCTTTCCGGAGGAACAGATTTTAGTTATCCGGTCCCTATAACAATAAACACAACTAGCACAGGTATACTTATTGCACAAACAGGAAACTTTAAACAACCTGCTATGCGTTTTGAAAGTTATGATAACAATCCATTAAAAGCTGGGTGGACTACTTTTAACAGATTTCGAGGTACACCCGATAATCCTGAATCTTTAAAAAATGGTGACTTCATATATGCATTTGACTGGATGGGAAAATCATCAGATGAACCATGGGAATGGGGAATGGCTCAAACTGCAATTATAGATGACGATCCGGGTGAGGGATATTTACCTACAAGTATGAACTGGGTTACTAGATTAGAACCATTCGGTGAACCAAAGGTTGCAGTAAAGATTAGTAGTAATGGCACACTTACTACTAATTACGGTAGTGTAATAAATGAAAATTTAGAGTTAAACGTAGAAGAAGTAAAAAATGTTAACTTAGAAGATGTAAAATTTGTTAAAGTAAAAGTTAACGGTGAGTATAGAGCAATGCCTACTTATTCATTTGGATGAATACCAACCTCTTCAATTTTAATATCTTTTCCTTGCCATGACCAAATAGTATGATCGTACCAAGTATGAGATCCTGTACTTTGCGATTCGGCAAAAATATACAAACTTGTTTCAAGTTGAACTATCTTCTTGCCATCTTTCCAGTGACTTATGTAACTTAAACATTCTTTAAATTTAGACATTTTTCTTTTCCGTATTCGCTTAAATTTTTTATAGTATCAAATAATAATCGTTCTGTCTCTAAACTGTAATCTGTTCTAGATCTATATGCATTGATTATACCTTCGGCTCTGCGAAATCCGTTAATGCTTGATTTCCAAAATTCGGCTGCATTATCTAAGTCTAACGCTGTATCGACTTCAAAGAATACACTATCTTTAAAATAAAAATTTTCATTTACAAAGTGGTTTACTAAAACATGATTTGGACTGTAATATGCAAGATTCTTTTGTTTACATTGTACTCCTAAGTTATAATATGCATCGACTACTTTTTTAATATATGATTTAAAGTCTTCAACAACATTATTACTATTCGTCATTATATTAAATAACATATAAGGCGGCGGATAACCTAACTCGCCTGGGCTACTAAAATAAGTATAGATATATTGTTCACCTTCTATTTGAACAGATGAGTAATTTTTTAATGTAGGAAATTCAGGCATGGGATCTAACTTTTGATAATTTGAAATACCCCTAATTTTATTAGGATGGTATTCTTGCAAACAATGCATGTCTCCGTTAACTTTTAGACAATGAACATATCTATAGCTAATTGTTTTTATTTCCTCATCGGTTATGTCCCACACACAATAATCAGGTCTATCTTTATATATGTAAAGCTTAGTAATAGAATCTCTTGGATTTTGTTTTACAAACTCGTCAAATGTTTTTGTCCAGTTATCAAAGGTATAACATTTATCAACTATTATTTGTTTTAAATCTTCAATCAAGGTATTTCCTTTTGACTTATTTGAAGTACAATTCTAGGTGTAAGTCCTATATTAACACTTCCGTGTAAGTCATTGTCTTGATCGTACCTAAACAAGTCACCTGACGCATATCCGCTAACAAATTTATTTTCGTGTATAAACACATGCCCAGGTTCATAATCTTTCCATGGCATCCAAAATCTATAATTATTGTCGTGTACATTTACAGTATCTCTGTGTAGCGGCATAAACTGTCCCGGCATCTGCTTTACTATCCACCAGTCTCCTTGTAAATATTTGTTAAGCTCGCCCATATCTAAGTCAAAAGGACAGTTACGATTATCAAATATTTCAGCCATGATTAGATTATTTCCATACGGACCATTAGTAAACATATCGGCTTGGTTATCATCTGTGGCTAGTGTTTGGTCTACATTAATTTCAACGTCATCATCTTTGCCGTCATGATCTTTCCAAGGACTAATCTCTATACCCTTAGTAGAAATTAATGTATCTATCCATTCTTGTTTAACTAAGTGATTAAAATTACCGTAAAATTTCATATAAGTGCTCCGCATATTTTATATGAGCATCTTTATTTGGATGCCCCCAGGCTAGTCGTTCTTCACAAAAAAAATCTAAACCTTTATCTGTTAAAAATTTAGATTTACTTTTTTCGTATAAATCTAATATTATAGGCATAGATGAAATAATATTATTATTCATAGCAGGAACAATATTTATATTGTAGTATTCTAATACTTGTAAGTTTTTGACAAAATCCCAAGATATTCTGTCATCCGAAAACCAATCTATTAGTGCCTTGTCAGTCTGTTCATTAATAACAGGTTTTATATCTCCTGTATCTTTTACTCCTAATAAACCTTTGTACGGCCATAATAATGATGGTAACTGAAAAGATTCTACAGTTTTATTAAATATTGCATTGCGTGTTGCTTTAGTGAGTGAGACAATTACTATATCATTGTTAGTAAACTTATAATTGTTTTCAAAAACTTGATATACAATTTTATCTAAACTATTTCCGCTTTCGGCATAATTGCAACATTGTAAATTTAGTTTATCTGCTAATAATTGCGGCCAAGATATTAGTTTTTGTTTTTCTTTTATAGCGTTGTATTCTTCTTGTAGATTCTCAGTTTCTAACTTTTTAAAAAATTTACGTGGATCATCAGACGTTGCTAATCTATAGTCGTTAATAGATAATTCGTGTGCTAATAATTCTTCACCAGTGGCATAACTACAACCAAATACATATAATTTACTCATCATATATTGTAAATTGAAACGTTAGTCTTTCTGATAGCCCTATATTTGCTGCGCCGTGTATTGCAAATGGATCATCGAATTCATATACATCGCCTGCTTTATATGGCCCAATTAATTTATCATCGTATATTAAAATATGACCAGGTTCATAATCTTTCCAACTCATCCAATAACGTACACAATTTTTTTCAAACTTTGTTGTTCTATCGCTGTGTATAGGAAGTACATGACCGGGCTTATATTTAAATAGATTAAAATAAGTTCCGCTAGTTCCATCTTTGTATGTAGTTACCCAAGGCGGTATACCTATATCAAATGGAAAGTTTCTCCCGTCAAATATATAATACATTAAAGACTTAACATCGTAACCTGCATCGCCGTACTTTTTTTGAAAATCACAGAACTCTGCACGTTCTCCTCTTTCAATTGCACCTTCAATGTCATTATCAACAAACTCGGCTTTTGGTTGCTCTATGCCTTCATTCTCGAGAGCATATGCAATCCATTCGTCTTGTAGCCAGTCTCGATAATTTCCTATATACTTCATTGTTCTTCCTCATATAATGTTACTTGTAAAACTACACGAGGTGTTAAACCTATATTTGCTGCTCCGTGTAGACCTTGTGCATCGTCGTATTCGTATATATCACCCTTTTTATAGTTTGTTACTATTTCATCTTGAAACTTAAATATATGTCCTATTTCCCAATCTTGTAAAGGGATCCAAAATCTCTGAGCATTTTTTTGTACAGTAGTGTGCGGGTCAACATGCATCGGCATAAAGTCTCCTGGCATCATTTTTGTTAACCACCAGTGTCTTGATCTTCCACATTTATGGAATTCTGGTAAATCAAAAGGACAATTGTTTTTATCAAACATTTGAAAGTAAGTAGCTGTTGGATCATATCCAGCATCGATTGCTTTTTGCCACTCTTTTTCTCCTTCAGGTCCCTGCGGCTTTCCTCCGTCTCTCGGCCTATGCAATCCTTCGTTTTCTAAAATTAATTTTCTCCAAGTATCGAGTGTTTCTTCAGATACATCTAAATTCTTCATGTTATCTATGTATTTCATTTTTTACTTCATCCTTTTTATAATATGCAGAAACTTGCAATATTATACGAGTAGTCGAACCTATGTTTATTGCTCCGTGTAGTGCTTTTGTTTCATTATACAAGTATAGATCACCTTTATTATATTTGCTTACGGTTATGTCTTCGTATACAAATATGTGTCCTGGGTCATATTCTGTTAATGGCATCCAATACCTTCGTGTGTTTTTGTCGTCACCTCTTGGATTATCTCTATGGACCGGTATATATTGTCCGGGATACATTTTTATTATCCACCAAGTAAAGTCTTCATCTGGCTGAATCCAAGGAGGATCAATTTTAAAACTTAATCCATCCTTTTCTAAAAGTTGAAATTGTACTAAGTCAGTTCCGTAAACTTTATAAATTTCCTCCTCAGACTTATCCATCGGCTCACGCTTGCCGTTTTCAATTTCCTCAAAAATATTTATATTTTGAAACATGTCTTTCGGTACGGACAACCCGGGTGTGTTTGTTATTTCTTCAATCCAAGAAGGATTGATCCAGTTTTTATAATTTTTAACAAACTCCATCAATGTTCCTTGAAGGTTTATAGTCTACTATTTGTAAAATACATCTGTTTGTTGTACCTAAATTGCAAGCACCGTGCCAGTCACCTGCGTAGTCAAACTTATACACATCACCTTTTTTATAATTAGAAACTTCTTTATCACCTATAATAAATATGTGTCCTGGTTCGTAATCAGTCCAAGGCATCCAATATTTATTTATAGGTATATCAGGTTTTGCTCTATCAGTATGTACAGGCATTAAGTCTCCTGGTTTCATTGTACTAAACCACCAAGTAATGTGTTTACCTTTATAGTCTAAAAATGGCGGAGGATTGTCTAAAAGGTCAAATGATAAATCAAATTTTTCTAGTAGACTAAAATGATTCGCATATACATCATATCCTGAGTTTGTATACATGTCATATTCTTCGCCCATTTCTCGATCCGGATCGAGATAATCTATATGTATCTTTGCATGTTTAACTGCTTTATCATTAGGATCTAATGTGTTTAGATGTTCTTGTATATTTAGATAATCTTCCTTTGTATGTATGTAACTTATGTCTTGTATAAATTCACGTAGTATCGGATTAAATCTTGCTTCATTTCGCAAACTATGTTTTGGCATTTCAAACCCAGGATTTGACAACACTTCTTTACACCAGGTATCCGGTATCCAATCTGCATAATTACCAATATATTGTATCATTTAATTTCCTCTACGGAAATACTTATGTTTTATAAATTAGTTTCTATGTTAAATCGAACACTTAATAAGTATCTAGGGTGTTTTGAAAAATTTGTAACACTATGTGGTGTAGTTACTTTTACAACTTTTGGTTTATCTATAGAACACTCGTCTATAACTTTAGGATTACCTATCCATATTGGTCTTAAATGTTGCGAATCATCTGCTGGTAAATTTGGTTTATTTGTAGGAGTTGCGTATCCAATGTCATAATTACTATCATACCAATACATTGTTGTATCTTGGCAATTAAATATAGGAATATTTAATGCCCAATGTTGATCCGGTGTAGGAGGATTATGTCCATCTATATGAACTCGTAAACTTTCATTTCCGCTTAACCCACCTAGCACACATATTTTAATTTTTGGATCTTCTGAGAATATATCGATGATATCATCTATAATTTTTTCTCGTAACCAGATGATATCATTGTCTGTTTTATCAAATACTGTTATTGATTGCCCGATTAGATCTTTATTAATATACTTGCTAAAACGTTCCTGTATATCTATAAAATTTTTTAAATCTATATCATAGTGTAAGGGCATTAATATTCTACGACTGGAACTTCTTGTCTTTTATTTGTAGGATATAAAATTTCATCGTCAACTTGATGTTTTCTGCGGCTTACACCTTCTTGTTTAAACCCTACACCCATTATCAATAAAGGATCATTCTCTAAATTTAGTGCTTCTTTAACTTTTACATGATCCATACTTAAACAACAACCAGTTGCATAACCTAACATCTGAGCAGTTAAATTTAAATAACCAGAAACTATACCTAAAGCTACATTTTTATCAAAATCTTTCGGTTCGTCAGCAATTCTTTTTTCTTTAAAGTGTGATTCTACTTTATAATAGTCTTCAAAAACTACAACAAGATTTGCTAATGTTTGACTTTGTGTAGCATCTCCCATTTCGTGATATTTGTCTTCGTCTCGTGGATGCGGATCAACTATTTTAGTACCATCTTCTGCAATAGCGTACGGTGCACCGTGTGTTGCTGCGTGTACTTTTTCGATAGTCTCTCTATCTTGTATAAAGTGAACCTTATAGAATGCCACATTTTGTAAACTAGGAGCTTGTGTTAAGCTTGTTTTAAGTATGTCTAAATCTTCTTGAGGTATTACTTTATCTAAATCCCAATTACGCTGACAGTGTTGGCTGCGAATTATAGCTTTGCTTAAATTTTTTCTTATGTCCATCTTGGTTCTCCTATACAGTTATTTAGTCATAAATATTCTATAATGTTCCATTTTAACGAGCTAACACAAATCCATCTTGAAATTACAAATCGCTGTCAAGCAAGCTGTCCTATGTGTAATAGAAATATTAGAGGCGGTTTAGATAATCCTTTAATAAAGAATAATGATTGGACAGTATCTGATTTTAAGAAAATTTTATCTCACAGTGTTTTAGATAAAATCACTGGTTTTTATTTCTGTGGAAATTTTGGCGATCCTATTATTAATAATGATTTAATAGATATGTGCAAATATGCAGTAGAGTATAAACCTGAAATAAACATCGCTATACATACAAATGGTAGCGCACGTACTACACAGTGGTGGGAATTGTTAGCCCAAACATTACCCAAAGATAGTAGAGTAGTTTTTGCACTGGATGGTTTAGCCGATACACATTCATTATATAGGATCGGTACTAGTTTTGAAAAAATTATTTCAAATGCTCGGGCATTTATTAATGCAGGAGGAACTGCTGAATGGTGTTTTATTAAATTTAAACATAACGAGCACCAAGTAGGAGAAGCAGAAAAATTAGCAAAAGAAATGAAATTTAAACATTTTTCAGTAAAGAATAGTAGTCGATTTATCGGTGAACCAAAATATGCTGTTTTAGATTCAAATGCAACTACTACACATTATATAGAACCTCCTAGTGATAACAAGATGTCTTTTATAAGTAACGATGTTATTAAAAACTATAAAGAAATAGTTAATAATAGTGAGATAAATTGTTATGTTTTACACACGAAGGAAATATATATTGATGCTAATAGGATAGTATATCCTTGTTGTTATCTTGCAAGTGTGCCGTTTACAAATATACCAAAAGATGAGACAACTCAGGCTCGAATAGATATAAGAACACAGCACGAAGAATATATTACAGATCTTGGCGGATATGATAATATTAATTCTTTACAAAAATCTATCGAAGATATTGTAAATGCAAAGTTATGGCATACAGTTTGGAACAAATACTGGTTTAAACAAAAAATGATTACCTGTGCAAGAAGTTGTGGCACAATTAAAGAAATATCAAAACCTTATGAGCAGATTGTTACTACGGAAACTATAAATGGATAAAATTAAATCTTACCAAACTGAAATTAAAAAAGTAAGTGGTAGTGATACGTTTTGTGTTCTTCCTTGGATACACTTAGCAACTCGACCAAATGGTGATATGCGATTATGTTGTACAGCAAATGCTAGTGGAGCAGGCGAAGACCATGAAGTTGGTTTAATAAAAGGAGACGACGGTCGTCCTGCAAACTTTGCTAAGACTACTCCTATGGAAGCGTGGAACAATCAATATATGCGTAATGTAAGATTAGATATGCTTAACGGAAATAAACCAGCAAGTTGTATGGGATGTTATAAAGAAGAAGAACAAGGAATTGTTAGTAAACGTATATGGGAAACTGGAACGTGGTATAAAGACGAAGGTATAGATATACCAGATCTTATTAAACAAACTGAAGAAGACGGCACTGTTCCTGAACAATTGCAATATTTAGATTTAAGGCTTGGTCATACTTGTAACATTAAATGTGTAATGTGCAGTCCGCACGATAGTTCTAAATGGGTACAAGATTGGAAGCTGCTGTATCCCCAGTTAGAAAATCCTGAAGTAAAACAACAAATGGGCTGGGAGAAAAAAGAATTTAATAATAAGTGGCATGAAAAGGACACATTTTGGGGAGAGTTATATAAACAAATTCCTAATTTAAAACAAGTATATTTTGCAGGCGGCGAGCCTTTAATGATAAAAGAACATAAAATGTTTATTAAAGAAATTATCCGCCAAGGCTATCAATCTAGTATATTGCTAAGATATAACTCTAATGGATTATTAGTAGATAATGAACTTATTGATCTGTGGAGTAAATTTAGAAAAGTAAAGTTTGCAGTAAGTGTTGATGCAATAGAACAGCGAGATGATTATATAAGATATCCAACTAAATTTGACGAAGTAAGTCGTACACTACATTTATTAGATTCAACACCTGATAATATACATGTTAGTATGGCAACCGCAGTACAAATTTTTAACATTAAACATCTACCAGATTTTATAAAATGGAAAGTTAATCAAAATTTTAAAAAAATGAATGTTGGTTTAGTTGGTGGAGTTCTTATGGGCGGCGGTTTAGTAAATATGCACTTGGTACATATACCTACATTTTTAAATATTACAATACTTCCAAAAGAAGATAAAGAAGATGTACACCGTAGATTTGCAGATTTTAAAGAGTGGCTTTGGAATAACTATACTCAAGATGACGATTATTGGAATGTTAATCCTTATGGTTGGAGACGCTGGGAAGCATTACTAGAACATATGGATTCGGTTGATAATAGTTATAGGCTTAGCGGTTTTAAAGAATATGTAACTAAATTAGATAAAATAAGAAATCTAAACGCCGCTTCTGTATTTCCTGAACTGGCACACTTGTTATGAAGTTAACAAAAATTATAACAACACGACCTTACAACGAATTAGATATCACATTCTGGCCAACTGATATTTGTAACTTTAATTGTTCATATTGCTTTCCGGGTAGTAAGGATGGCATATATAGATTTGAAAAAAATTTAGATATTGTATTAAACAAATTTAAAAAGTTATTTGCAGATTATTCTTCGATAGGTAAAGATAAATTTAATATTACTATAGCAGGCGGAGGTGAACCTACACTTTGGCCTATACTTGATCAATTTTGTTCTCAAATTACATTATTAGAAAATGTAAAAATTCAACTAGTAACAAATGGTAGTAGAACTTTAAAGTGGTGGAGTAATAATGCAAAATATTTAGATAAGGTACATTTAAGTTGTCATTCTGAAGACGTTGATATAGATCATTTTATTAATGTTGCAGACGTACTTACACAAAAAGGCACTGAAGTTACGGCAATGATGCTTATGGATGCAAAACGTTGGGATCTCTGTGTTAGTTATATTGATAAGATGCAACATAGTAAAGAACAATGGAAAATTTTAGCCAAAGAAGTAGTTGCTGCGCCTGGACATGATATAGATAGTTATACTAATGAACAACTAGAATACATAAAACGTTCTACTAAAAGATTTGTATTTTTTGAAAAGGATATAAGCGAATACAGGACAGTAGAAAGTTTAGGATTTTATGATGACAAATCTTTTCCTGCATATAATAATACCTATATAGCAAACAAACAAAATTATTTTAAAGGTTGGAACTGTAATATGCCTGTTGAACGGATAAGTGTCGACGCAGGACTTAATATAAAAGGAAGTTGTGGAGTAAACTTTGATAAACTAGACTCTATTATTTGCCCGCTAGACTGCTGTGATTGTCAACCTGATACACATATTACTAAGTTTATTTAAATTTTGTTAAAGGAATATCAGCAGCACAAGTACAAAATTTACGTGTGCAGTCTATATACTCGGTAGGGCGTGTAAAACTACCGTTGTAAATGTTACCTAAACTACCTCCTACTCGACAAGTTGCTCTATGTACTTCACCGTCCCAATTTATCATTAAACTTTCAATGCCAGCAGCACACTTCCATCCCTCAAATTGATTACGTTTTGTTTTAATTATGTCATTAGCATGTGCTAGTTCTTCTTCGTCAACAACACAATTTGGTTTTGCAGTTGCATTTACACTTAACAGCCATTCTAAGTCCTGTGCATCATATCGCATATCGTCAAACCAGTCATGCTTCTCTGTCCATCTAATTCTACGTAATGCAAACGGAATACCATACCCTACTAACCGTGCTGTTGCTTCTTTTACTCTTTTCATATGGTCATGATGAGCCATTACATTTACATGAAAGGGTATCTTCTGTGTATTCTGCTGATTAAACCAAAGTATGTTGCCTAATGCTCTTGTCCAACTTTCGTTGTCAAAGTGTAAACTAAAAACATAATGATCAACTGGTGCTTCTGCATACCATACAGGTTTTCGTAATCCGTTAGTTGTTATATTGACCCAACTTAGTTTTGATTTTGTATGTTTAACTAATTCTTCGAAGTGAGGATGTACTGTTGGTTCTCCGCCTGTAAAACTAATTCTCACAGGTTTATCAAATTCTTCTAATATGTCAACTGTATTTTTTAATGTATCTATATTAGTGTGTGGAGATGTCATGTCGTGTATCTCAGGAGGACAATACGCACAGTCTAAATTACAACGCTTTCCGAGGTTCCATTCAATTTTAACAGAGTCTTGATGCGGCCACCTACTAGTTACTTTATACATAAGGAGCAAACTCAGGGTTAGAATCTAAAAAACTTTGATTGCGAGTCTTGTCTAAAGCACGATTAAAATTTATACAATCTTGCCAATACTCACTTAGATCTCTTGCTTTTAAAAAATTAATGTTGTCGGCCACTTGCCTCTCAGTAATAGGTATAAGCACAGGATGATCTCGTACAATCGGATAATCACGGAAGGTCTCTTGTATGGTTTGTAAGTTTTCAATTACTTTCTCCTTTAATGCATTAGGCAATGTTTGTGCGCTTAATGGGCGTGGATAGTTTACTCTATGCGAATAAAACACAATGCCCATTTCGTTTAAAAAGTAATCTATTACTTTGTCAATTTGCATAATATTATTTGCTTGTACAGTAAACGCACCTACTACTCTATTTACATTAGGAAAGCTTTTAAACACTTTTACATTTTCTTCAACTTCTGTAAAATCACCATTACCTCTAATATATTCATATGTGTCGTGTATACCGTCTATGCTTACATTTACAGCAATGCTACGAAACTTAGGCCAATAGTCGTGTATAGTACGTCCGCCTTTTATGCCTAGCGTAGTGCCGTTAGTAGCATATTTTAGTTCAATGTTGTCTCCATACTCTGCAAGTCTGTCTAGTATCTTATAGTGGTACGGATCCATTAACGGCTCACCACCTGCAAATTCTACACGTCTAAAGTGTGGTAGTAATTTCTCAAATGATGACCACCAGTTGTCTGAGTTATCAAACGGGCCAATATATTTGCCCGGAGTGTCAGTAAGTTTGTCGATAATTGGAATTAAGATATTGTTTTCTTTTTCGTAAAAAGGCTTTACTTCATTCCAGTCTTTCCAACTAGTTGAATCAAGTGGGTTACACATTCGACATTTTAAATTACATAGATTGTTTAGTTTAATTTCCATAGTAGGAAGTTCAAACGGCATTGTAAAATCGTCTTGTAGTGCATCTAACGCATCTGGATATAAGTTTATACGTGCTTCGGGTATTACTCCCGCTATATGACGCTGTCGTAAGCTCTCTACACCCTGATCTTCTAAATCAAAACACGGCTTGCAAACATCAGGTCGTTCGTTGTTTAACACTTGCTGGCGAACTTCTTGCATGGATTTATTATTCCATGCATCTTCTAAAGATTCGTTTTGGATATAACCGATCGGCTGGCTACGGCAGCACACTTTTATAGCACCGTCTTCTCGTGTTGCTAAACCTGTAAAAGGGTGCATACAAAATGTACAACTATTTGATTTGATCAATAGCCCATTCTCTCTCTTTACACCAAAAACATTCATTACATATTGGAACAGACTGGCCTGGTGTATATGTTAAATAATCTATTTCGTCAAACTCACCTTCGCAACTTCTAGTTAAGTTTAGTAAGTCCTTAATATTATGTTCGTAGTATTGTTTTATAATCCAGTCTTTACTAGTATACACGAAAGGATGTAAAATGTCAACCCCCATATGCTTCATATGTAATGGTAAAACTCCTTCGTTACGTTCAGGAAGTGCGCCGGGTATATCTATATCTGGATTTTTGTTAACAGCAGCATACCATGCATCTAAATTATAAGTATGTGCCACCCATTCGTTATGAGCTCGTAATATTATTCTATTTCCAGGTTTAAGTGCTCCGTATTCGTCGGTAATAAATGTTGTATTAGGTTCTTCCATTTCTGGAGGAATAAAATTTTCTATATGTTCTATAGGATTTTTAAACCTTTGTCGGAACCATTCCACAACTTCGATAGCAATATACCTTTGCCATGGTCGAGTTTTCCAACAACGTATTTGTGTAGTAAAGTATATTTCTGCATTAGTTTGTGATAATATAAGATATGATAATAACGCACTATCGGCACCGCCACTTAAACTTATTCCTATACGTTTCCAGTTTTTGCTAACATCCATATTTTATTTACTTAAATTAGAGACATATAAATATGTTTATGATAAAAGATACACAATATAGTGTTGATACAAAATTTATCGATCAAGCACTCGACACTACAGATTTTAATACAGGTAAACATACATTAAACAACCCTACTGGTGATTTTTTCTATGATCCTTGGGAAATATCTCCTAAGTACAAAGGAACAGTGTGGGATTGGATATTAAGTACGCTTAGAGAACCACACGGTGAAGCAAGAATTATTACAATGGAAAGTAAGAGTAACTATGTTGGTCATAGTGATATTGATGATAGATGGCATCTAAATCTTAGCGGAATAGATTGTTATTTAATTGACATTAGTAATGAAACTATGCATAAATGTGTAAAAGACGGCAAGTGGTATTTAATGGATACAGGTGTTATACACTCAGCAGCTAATTTTGGTAATAGATACAGGCACCAGTTAGTCGTAAGAAAATTATTAAATAAAGTTAATATAACTGAAACTAAAACAATAAGAATTGTTCCTTTAATAAAAGATTTAGACGAAGTTCGATACGAATTTGATAAAAATTTAAGTCCTGTTTTAAATAAAGCAAATAAACAATATCAAATAAGCGATTTTAGATTAGAGAATGGATTACCCGTATTCAAGTGCGGGCAACTACTTTCTACTATAATTAAAAATAACTTAGGTACTTGTTTAGGAATGGAGACAGAATGAAACTTTTTATCGATAACTTAGCAGATAGAATAGATCTAGATGCGCTTATAGACACTTGCGTTAAAGCCGGTGGACATGAGCAATACGGGCCAAAGCCCATCGAAGAAGGTAAACATTATCATGAGGAGTATATACATCAAGTAAATTTAATGGAAAAGGCAGGATACTTAGGTAACGGACAATGTAGGTTTAAACATTATTATCCTGATCAACAGTTTCCTAAAAGCATTTCTTTACAAGTTGCAGAAGCAGCAGGTGTTGAACATTTAGGAAGTTTTATAAGTAGTGTTGATCCTGGATATTGTGCACCTTGGCACACAGATATCTTTAATAATTATTATAGAGAAATGGAAGACGAAGGTGTTGATATGCGTAGATTTGTAATGTTTATCTCAAAACCGCAACCTGCTGTAGGCTTTGTAATTGAAGATGAGTGCTTTTATATGGAAAAACAGGGTAATTTATATGAATTTCCGCATATAAAAAATTGGCATGCTGGATTTAATGCAGGACTAGAAACAAAATTTATCTTCACGCTTACTGGTAGGAAGTGATACTAATTTTTTGTGCAAGAATTTAATTAGCGGCTTGAAATATTTTTCTTCAATCTGTTCCTTCATAAGTTGTTGTTCGTCTACACCAGACATGTATTCGTAATATTCGCGTCCAGTTTTAAAACTCATTAGTTTATTAAAATCAAAATGATCATTGTCTATACAACTTATATAAAAGAAATTTCGTTTAAAATCTATATGAGAGTCTAATCGCTTTTGCCACTTAACTGCAAGGTCAGTTGCCTTCTCAAATGTATCAATATCAGTTCCGTCATTTTTAATCCAGCGCCACGGTACATCTTCGTATGGAAACTCATAGCCGTATTTTTCTGCTTCTAGTTCAAATGCAGCGTTAAATCTATGTTTTGTAAACTCGGTATGTTTTATTATACGTAGGGGTGTTGTGTTAATGTGTCCTACCGGTCTATCAGGTCTATCAAAATACTTACAACTATTCTCAAATGCTTCTACAGTATCTTTTGGCAACCCGCAGATCATCCCAGTCATTATCCAAGTATCATGACCCCATACCCTAGCACACTCTTCTAACGTATCAGTAATGCGTTTGGGATCCATCCCCTTACCAATAACTTTACCTGCTTCTCTATTAAGTGTTTCTATGCCAAAGTAGACTTCTCTTATGCCTATATCTTTTGCAAGTTGAATATGATCTCTATTATTAACTATAATGTCTAATCTCATGTAGCACCAGAATGCAGGCTTAAACGGTAAACGATCAACAACACGCTTCACCATTTGTAATTTTTCAGTACTATCATTAAACGTGTCATCTACTATTGTGTACTTCCAAGTACCAAAGCGTTTCCAATTATCCATTAGTTCATTGTATAAACATTCTTCAAATTTTAAATAATCACTTACACGTTTTTGTCCTATTAGCGGAAAACTGCAAAATTTACAATTAAATCTGCAACCTCGTCCTACTTCTAAAAGCAATGTTTCACTTGGAAGTATAAATGCTTCTGGTTCGTAATCTATCCTGCTACTCCTAAAATCCCAACTAGGCGATTGTCCTTTCTTGTCATAGTCAATAATTTTAGGATATGAACCAACATTGCCTTTTTTAAGATCTTTCATATAATCAACTATCATCGTTTCGGCATGTCCGATAAAAACATTATCTATACCAGGAATGTTAATATACATAAACGCCTTAGCTCCGCCTAATATAATTTTACACTTAGGAGATAAACTTTTTATCTTATTAAAGTATAAGTCGACGTTTGGTCCTGCAAACTCCATACTTAAACTGTCTAATTCATTTTCACTATTTGGATTAAATCGCATAGATGGCTTACTTGGTTCTCGATGGCTTGATGATCCGTCTGGTAATATAAACGGAAACCATGTACTACTAAATCCTACAGCTAATGTATCTTCATTCATTGCAAGATCGAGTATTTCACAAAACCTGTCGTAATTTATATAATTTGAAAAGTCGATTACTAGAACAGAATAACCATGCTCACGTAATTCTGTAGCAATTCTATGCGAACCACTAGCCCTAGAATAAGTTTCTAGGTCAGGCATATCTCCAAATAATATTATATCATACATACTAGTAATTATCTAAATGATCTATACCTAATTGTTTTCTAAATGATTCTGTAAACTTACCGTCTATGCGCAACCCATAAGTTGGCGACATCACTCTGTTACCACCGTGCCAGTCTTGATCATTCCAGAATGCAGCGCGAGTGTTTATACCGTGTTTCATCTTTTTATCAGGATCCCATATATAAAACTGATTCCTTGTATCTGGACGTATATGTATAAATTCGTTATTGTGTGGCTCGTACCTATCTTTAGGCCATATACCATTATGGGCGCCTAAATCTCTATGTTCAAACGGCAATCCATCTGCTTCGCAATGAAAGAACATAACACGACCAAATGATTCAAATATCTCATTAGTTTTAAAGTCTTCTAGCCATTTCATTACATTAGGAAAGTATTCAGACTCTTCTGTTT